GTCCCCTCGACTAATTAAATTTGAGGTTACCGGGGGGAGGTACGAGATAATCGAACGCCGCACTTTCGATTTTACCAAACATTTTATTGTCGATAATTCCGTATTTGAGTAACCACTTAATTTTATCCACATCAGGCATCCTTTTAAGCTTACTTGAGAACACTATGCTCTTAAATAGATCAAGGTCCTTAGTCTCTGCCCTATGAATAAAGACACGCTTCAGCAGTGTAAATGACCCAGTTATAAACGGCACAATGTGCGCCATTACTTTCTTGCCAACGTAATACTCGTTAAAGTTAATAACATCACGCCATGATACCTTAATGTTCGCAGCATCATATTGCATTGGCGTTATCGGCTCAGGCCCGAATGGTGTATTAAGAAACGACAAGACAACCTTATTCCTTATATTCCTGTCAACTTCCTTGAGTATTTCCTTACACCTCTCCATGTCTTCAATGATTGACTCCTTGGTTTCCCATGGATATCCAATAATCTGAAAGACTTTTATGTTAAGTGCTCCACTGATATCTCTATTGCCAAGATCTATCAGCTTAGCGACGATTGCCTTGTCCGTCACCGGCTTACACACAATCTTGCGGGTTGAGTCTGACCAACCATCCCACGCGGTAGTATAGCGGCCAGCTCTTATTGGATCTAATGCACTCCAATCTGATTCTATCGACGCTATCTTACTACCTGGGTTATATATTGTATTACTGTGTATTTGTCGCCTTATATGTGTGTATTGGCAATACCTGCAGTTATTTCTGCAACCAACTCCACTCTCGCCGCCTACTAAGTATTGAACCTGACGAATTGTATACTTATTCTCGATCTCTGGATCATCTTTTTTTCTCCATACATTGTCAAACCTCTTCCCTTCAAAGATTTCATTTATCTGGCCTTCCGCTCTACCGAAAACAGCGATGTCGATGTACGGTGTGATTAGCTTAATATTACAAACCCCAAAGCCGCCAACAATAATCTTGGCCCTAATGTCTGCTGGTGCATACTTTTCAAAGGTGTATATTAAGTTTTCTACGTCCATGACGCTCATTAATGACACCAGAATGTATTCGTAGTCGTTGATCTGCTTAGCCTCGCAATATTCATAAGGCTCATTCAATTCTTTCAGTATTGCATTAAGTCCCATGTTTTGCATGTTGACCATTGGGATACCCTTTGTATTTCCTCGGTCTGTAAACTTATGAAGGTTTAAGACGCCAATTCTTGCTGCAGTCCGTTTTATTAAGTTGGGAGTCAAATCGAAAAACGGAAGAGTTAAGTCGTTCACCTTTTTGGCAACTGAATGCTTTACGTCTCGCTTTTTCTTGCAGCTCCTACACAGACCCCTGGTTCCATCCTTACTAACATTAAGCCTTGTGAATTCGTTGTCTGGTTTTTCGTCCTTGCAGGTGCCGCATATCATCTAGTATCACTCCGTATAATCTGTAAGGATTTATCGCTTGATTGGATATCCTTCCGGATAATCCCTCTGTAATACTCTCATACCTAGAATCTGTTGGCATTGATGTATACCATTTACAAAGTCCGGCCTGTCAGAAGTATGTGTAACTTCAAGCTTCACAAACTCATTCCATGCCGTTACGAGTGCGTCCGCGACCTTGCCTTCTTGCTCGGTCAATCCGTCTTTGCGCATCGGCCTACACCCCCTTATACCTCTACTACAAGCTTCCCTGTCTCCTTGTCTATCAGGATTATCTTTGATACCGGATTATGTTTCACTAGCACGCCATCGCATATCTGTTCGTGAACATCTGTCTTTATCCCGCCGATCGCCTTATCATCCATAAGTGCATCAATAACAACTATCACTAAAAGATTAATCATAATAATCCGTCTCCCTTACGTAGTATATTGCTTAAACCACTTCCCTGTTTCCGCTAGTCGTCTATATCAACAACATAACCGGTCATGGCGTTGAATAATCGAATGGGTATCAGTCCCCTGTATAGGTTTGCAATGTCTTTAATAAGTTGTTCTTTATAACATTTATAAGCATAGAACGCTTCCTCTGGTGTATCGAAGTAGCCTAAGTATTTTGTTCCGCACGTACAGTTATTACAAGACGCCTGATATTTATTAAGGGCCTTATAATAATTCACTCCGATTGGGTATCTGCCTCTCACTGCATTACGCTTGACAAACAATATGTTTATATCACTCGGCACAAATACGCAAGTTTCAGGCGAATATACTTTATTGCCTTTGAAAATTATATCCTTGTCAAGGCACATGGCCTTACTACTTATTTGATAATAATTATCATCATACCATCTTGCGAAGTTCTGAAAATTTAACCACTCGTCACAAACCTCACAACCTAGGTAAGAAGGTGTTCGCGATTGAAATTTAGGAGAATAACATCTGCACATCATCGAATTCCATGCAACGCTTTGTGGAGTTTGCTTGTCGTTAATACTACTTTTGTATTTTCCCTCTCCTATGTATCCATGTCCGTATACGGTTTTATCGTACGGGTTTTTAACTCCGCCTTTCCTAAAGCTTTTATATTCGCAGGTCGTCGTGTATCCATTATCAAATCTTACCGTTACATCATGCGCGTTGTCGTATTTAATAATTTGCATTACACTCCCCGCATAGTTGACACCAGTTTCCCCAGTTCTTTCGTTCATGAGGTTTGTATGAAAGCATCCCATAGTAAATTACCACCTCTCGTAATCCACCTTAATAATAAAAAAAGCACCAGAAACCGTAAGACTTCGGTGTTCGCTCCGTCGAACTATCCAGCGCTTTTCTAGCAAAATTATGAAGTATATCCTTCGAACCATCGGGTTATATATCCGCGCCACTCAACTCCTTGATTCTTTCTTTCGTCATCGACTTTTAATCGTCGCAAGCACTCATCCTTACTCACATAGCAGAAGACTAACTCAGCGCCAAGATCATTCGCCAACTTCTCCCTCTTATACTTATCCGCATAACCGCCAATAATCCAGGCATTTGACCACTTGCCATACCTCGTTTTAATGTTGTCTAGCAATAAACCATGAATCCCTCGAACATTACCAAGCAAGCTGTCTGGCTTATCGTAACTCGGCAGCATTGACACAGCCTGATATAACCTATCCATGTCAACTACTAGATCACCGCGTTGCACACGTTGCTGCACGAACTCTTGCTTACCTGCCATCGGTGGTCCGTACACAATATAAACGTTCCTACCCATTGGTTTATGACCGAAGCGTTTATGGATAACGTTGTGACAATCAAAACAGACGAGATCCACATTGTCAGGATTAAGGGAGATCATCGCATCATGGACATTCTCAGGCGTTAACTCCGTTTTATGATGACCGATAATCTCTCTGGGCTTAGCCATAATCTTGCCACATTCTTGGCACATTGGTCCGCGTTCAGCAATCAGGCCTAACCTGAAGTTTACCCACGCATCAGAAACATAGAATGTATGTAGGATTGCATGTCTAGTCACGTCATCACCACGCCTTCGTATCCGGATGAAGCTCTTTCATCTCAAAGAATAACTTGATTGCCTGTATATTTCCGCGCTTGCATTGGTTAATCAAAGCCCTCCATACCTCTGCCAATTCAGCGTTTGTATATTGGTCTATCTGCGAATTAACATAGTCGACATACCGTTTATCCTTCATCCATTTCCAAAGGGTTTTCATGGTAATGCCAACTTCTTTACATTTATCTTGCTTTGTCCTTCTGTCCTCTGGATTTAAAAGTAACTCTGCCATTTTGATCTGTTTTGCATGTGGTACCCATTCATTACTTTTTCTTACCTTTGGGCTTGGATTTTTTTCCACCATCACCACCCGCTTTTACTTCTGCTAGGATGTCTGGGACTTCTTGGTCAAATCCGTTCCACTCAATGCCGAATCTTTCTAGGATATCTCTGAAATCTTCAACGTCGTGGTTCTCGATCCGGAAGCCTTTTTCACCGATTCCTATGTGTCGCAACTCATGCAACATTAGAATCTTCTTCTGGTTCTCTGTCATATGATAAATATTGGGTTCATAGAAGGTTACGACAAAATCAAAAGGAAGGTACGCAGTATATACTCCATTGACCTTCCTGCAATCTGCGTTGATCTGTCTTCCCTTATCCTTCTTTGCCTCGAAGCTTCGCACGTATCCAATCTTTGCTTCATAGTCTCGGATGACGTGCAACTCTGGCATAGCGCTTATTATTTTTTCACCTAACACCCTTAGGTCATCTGCCACTTCATAATCTGCTAAGCTTAGTTCTTTCCTAAGGTCTTTTATTATTTTTGTCTTCTCTTCTGTTTTTAGGTCGTCGTAAAGCTTTAGTAGGGATCTCAGCGGTACACACGGGATATCACAACCCATGCCGCACTTTTCGCATATTAATCTGTCTGCCACAGAGCAACTATCCCTTCAAGATGATCTTGCTCGCATATTCCATCCTGATCGCCTCAGGAATGCGTTCGTCCGCGATTAACTCACCAATAACGCAGAGGATTCGCTTGAATTGATTTAATCCCTTCATCTCCACACTCAAGGTTAATCCTCGTGGCTTAGCCCCATGCTCACCAACAGGTTCAAGCCTACCCTTGCATACAGGGCAACGCGTGCCATCTTTTAGGTTTTCATCACCGTCAACCGATTGTCCGCAATTTGTGCACTCCCAAGCTATGATCTTCATGCGTCACCCTCCTCACATCGGTCCTGTTATCCCTCGATTCCCCCGCATCATCCGATCAATCGCATCGAACTTAGCGCTCTCCTCGTACAACTCATCCAGCAGATTCTTAACCTTGCACGCCTTACCGTTCCAGTTGTTACAGTAAGTGCAATTATCTTTAGCTCCAATTCCTTTGGGCTCAAACCCTACACATTCGGTTGCCAATGAAATCACCGCCTTGGATTTTAAAATCAGATCTGAATACCTCATACCCCTTCATGTCGTAATACTTTCCATCCTGCAATTTGACCGTCTCCCTATGAACCCCAGTAACACTACCACCATATTTTGCGATAACCCTGTCGTATAGTTTTTCGGCCGGGTTACCGATAACGACGGTCCATTCAATCTTCCTGAAGTTAAACTTAAATAATAGGTCTAAAACGAATTGCCGTAAGTCTTTGGCGAATACGGCGTTAGCGTTATGAAAGTTCACAACTCCTAGAGATGACACCTTTTCTGCCGATCTATCAACGTTTGCCTTCATGAACCCTATTACATTACCTTGGGAATCGACGCTTACCATTTCAATAGAATTCCATGAATCTGAGTTAAGCTTAAATTCATAGCTCCAATAAGCATCGCAATTGTAGAACATGTATTTATTTCGAAATATAATCTCGTTGTACTTCTGCTGTAGTTTTTCCTTGTATGCAAATGCTGGTTTCAGCATCGAATCACCGCCTTATGGGCATAGAAAAAGCGCCCCTTTTCGGAACGCCTTTAATTACAACCTCTCACACTACTATCTTACCACGGATTTCACCAAATAAAGGTTCAACTTAGGTCCAAATTAGGTCCATAAATTCATGCTATTCCCACCAAGACCTCATTTCTTCAAAACTAACCTGATCTCGAGAGCAAAAACCAAACGCGACTGCAGAGTCAAAAACAATCATATCCCTAATACGTCGATAGGTACTTTTTGGCATGTGTAATTCAAAATATAAATCTTTATCCTTTTTGTATCTTTCGAGGTATCTTAACCTTATTAGCTTTTGCTGCTCCTTACCAAATGAGTTAAAAATAATTTCGAACTCTTTAAGCTTAAGCCTCTGCTCGACAATTTCCCTTTCAATCTGTATTCGTTTTGACGCATTGGATCCTGTCTGGTCACCTGTTATTCCAATGGAGCGTCCAGGGCTTAGACTTATTTGGGCCGTATTGCTTGGAAATTGTGTTTCATATCGCGCCACAAGTATATCCAGATAAATTTTATCTTCCCGGTAAGAATGGAAACGTCTTACCGTTTTTTCGTACCACTCAGGTCGCTCGCGTTTCTTTTTTTCTTCAACGACTTCAGTTTCATCCAAGCCCTTTACCTCCTTTATTCACTTTTAAATCCACACAAGGACTTATTCTCCCTTCTTTCTCTCGCCGATTTTGTTATAAATATCAGCGATGATAACCCCTGTCCTTGTTAGATCAGCGTCGTCTTGGATAAGATTATGTTGGTTTAACTTTGCGAGTTGCTTCCGTGAAACAAGGATGAGATTGCTAGGTTCAAAATTTCGGTTGTTCCTATCCCCGAAAATTACTACGTGTCCATTTGGCACTGGGCCATTTACGGACTCCCAAACTGATACATGCTTAGTTTTCCACTCGCCTGGATCAGCTACCTTAATTTCTATATTACCGTCACCGTTTAACCTTTCCGTTCCAACAGGTAAGCAATTCCACGTCTTGTTACCTTTTTTGAATTGAGTAGGGGCCCATCCGTCGACACCTTTCCTGCCTTTATTAAGCGGTATGTTCCCTGGTTTAAAACCCCCATCCAAACCATTAGTCAATTTATGATTTCTTGAAAATGCTCTTATTTGATTTAATCTTAATTCTAGGCTGAAGCGCTTGTTGAATATTTCGGTCAAATCTCTATAGCTAAGGCCTACTACATTCTCTTCAATGAAGGAAACCTGTTCTGGCGTATAGTGATGCATACCTTAACCCCCAAGCAATTCAAGTAATCTCCCTTTAGACTTTGTATCGCTTGCTCTCATGTCACCGTCATTTATAGCCAAACTTGCCTTTAGCACTAGCGTCCCGTTCGCAATAACTTGTGTTGCGATATCAGAAATTGATTTTGCTCTACCGATTTCTTCTTGCAGGTCTTCCCCTTTAAGTTCTTCGTCTCCTAAGCGCTCTAGTTGGGCGAATAAATGGTTGTTTAGATCACCCAATGAATTTTTCATGCGTTATCCCTCCCGCTTCGGCCTTGGCAGATACTCAACCAACTCCACCGACCCCTTCATTGTGAGAAGCCACTCTGTGAATTGGTTAACTGTTAACTCGTCGCAACATTCATCCTGACCGTGGTAGAGATTCGCTTGATCCTGAAGTATGAAAATTAGATCCGCTAAATCTCGATATTTTACTTCGGTTAGAACTTTGCCCTTCGCGACATCATCCAGTGTTTTAGTATCGTTAACTTTCGGCATCTTCGCAACTCCCTTCGTTATCCAGTACTACATCCCCAGGACTAACCCCGTCCAGATTCCTCCGGCTCTCTCTTGTCCTCCATCGACATCTCGGTCGACGCATCAAGGGTAAACAGCAGACCTTTCGGTAGTTGTTACGGTTTTTATGCCAGGCTCGTTGCCGGTCTAGGAGGTTTAATCCTTTTGGGTCAATCGTGTCAAGGTAAATATCCGAAATCTTCGACATCATCTCTTTGAACTTTGGCTGCGTGACGATATTCATTATGGCAATTGCAAGTTCTTCGCAACGTTCTCGGCAAATACAAAGCAACTCCCTAGCCGCCTCACTGACTCCACCCATATCACACGATATAATAATCCGCATCGATGCATCCAATAACTCTATCTCCTTCCATTACCCCCCGATATTGAACCTCTTGCAAGCCCTTCTGAACGTGTACTCTTCCCCGGTCATTAGTTCATAGTAACGTTTATTTGTGAGATAAACTTCAGGCAATAGGCCGGTTGACTTATCCTTCGACGTATCCCATGCCACTAGGTTTCTGGCGATAATTTCAGCCAATCTCTCATGCATATTGAATCTCTTAACAACCTCATCTTTGATCTTTTTGTCATGGTCATGATGGGCAATGTCTGGCTTAATTGGGTCATTCGGTCCAATTGTCTGAGAAATGTTGAAATCCAAGGAATAGTCCATTAGGTATGATCCTTTTCCATTGTCTGCATTCTCTATTTTCATCCGCCTTATCTCCTTCCATTCGCCTTAAACCAAGCTTTCCCCAACCTGTCGAGCATGTCAGCGCTCTTGATCTCCTTACCCGTCCTCTGCTTCCATGCGTCGCAAGTATGCAATCCATCCCCGATAGGTCGAGGAACACTGACTGTATACCTCTCACCATCGTATGTTACGGTCTTCATCGTCACACCTTCTTTTGGCTGTTTACATCGGGCATAGGGATATATTTATCCCATAGGATTTTCAGCCGGCGTTTGATTTCTTCGTTGCTCATTTCGGTGTCTCAGAGGCTTCATTCAGTTGCTTGCCCATGCTAAACAACAACTCCCAAAAGTGATGATATTCACCTTTGTTGGCGTAACCAGCACCAACCGTGTATGTCCTTGGATTGGTAAGGTTGTGGCCTTGGTACTCGAGATACTTCTTTGCTTCGTCGAGAATGAAGAACACGGCCACCGTCCTGTATTCGTAACAGGTATTTACTTTGTTATAAGACTTTTCATCAATCCCATAAGCTTCTAAGTAATCATCTTTATCCGTGATTATTTGTTCATCCCCATTAACGCCGATGAATTCTTTTGCTCGATACGCTTCCTCATAGCTAACTATTTCAATAGGACATTCGCTCGAACAGTTATCCCAGAAACCTTTTACTAGATCTTGAGCTGATTCGTATTCCTTGTAATCATCATCCGTAACGACATATTTTACCCTGTCAGGATTGTCATAATCAGGATCGACAACTCGCTCGCCTTGAGTTTGAACAAAATGCAAAGGATTGTGGGTACCCACGTTATCTCGGCTACCTTCGAACTGTTTTGATGCAAACAGTTTCAGGAACTTCTCTTGCTCGTCAGTCAAACTAACGGTAATTTCAGCCATCTACTTCAATCCTCCAATCTCGATAAACCGACAATCCCCGGTATAGACATATTTGCAGTCTTTCTTGGCTTTGCAGTCATTGCATACACAAGCTTGTCCCTTGCAGGAGGTTAGGCACTTACAAGGTGGCATTAGGATGGACCTCCTTGGGCTTAAAGAACTTGCATGGCTTATGATCTAGATAACTGTAATTCTTTTGCTTTCTCCAAGTCCCTTCGTCACGGTCGCACGTATGATTAAGTATTGCGTAACCAAGATTATCCTGAACATTACCTTGATGCTGACACGAATCACATGTTGGCGAGTAAACGAAGGTTCCTTTTTGGTTGATAAATTTAATTGAGTGACGAATATTACTGCCCTGCGTAGTTACTGCAATAAACGATTTTTCAGGCGTTGCCGTTCTTGCCATTCACCTTACCTCCCAAGATCAACTTCAGAGTATGCGCTAAATCCTTAACTACACACATCCCGGTACTAGATACCCACCAAGCGCACCCTTCCTCTTTACACGGAATAGATCCGCCGCTAATCATTGAGAGTGCACATGCCTTTCGAATTGGCATTTTAGCCAGTATTTCTTTCACCTTTTCTTGGTTTATTGGCGTTCGGTTAGGTTCTTTTATCACAAAGCACCCCTTGCTTAGGCTTGATTACCTCAAGCCGTTTCAGCTCAAACTCGTCATTCTCTACCAGGTCAGCCAACAGTCTGAGAGTTGATACTAATCCAGACTTATCCACGATTACAGCATCGTTGCGTTTGCCGAGTATTAATCCCTTGTCTTGGTCGGTGCAATAACTGCCGTTTATGGCTAACATATTTTTCATTTCGCTACCTCGTTTTTCCAGTCATTATCCATCGACATAATAAATTTAATCGCCATGGCCGCTACCTGCACAGCCTCTGCTCGCATGTTTCTCACATCACGGTTACACTTTTTCTTCTTGATTTCATCCCAAAGTTCATCTAACTCTTCAAGAATGATAGCGTATCCGTGGTGGGCAGATGTAAATAAAGAATGGACTTCTATGGCTTTCTGGAGTTCTTCGACAACTTCTAAAACGACTTTTTCGCCATCACCCACGATTTCTCCTAATGACATAATCACGTAGCCTGGCGAGCAATACACCTTATCGTCAAGGATATATGTGATCTTTTTAGTTATCTCATCGCCGCTATATTGTTCGCTGTGCGGCAACCACTCCTGCAAAACTGCCGTATCTCCAACTTGATAATCGCGGTCGTTAAACCTCACTTCGAATATTTTCGCGCCCGATTTTACGTCTTGAAAAAATTCAGGCGTTGTTTTTAGATAATGTGTTTTCATTTACTTCCTCCCCACCCAATCATCATGACAAACATTTTCATCACCTAAAACGAGCGCTCTGTGACAATTAACACAAAACTCTGCCACTCTTGACCATGACTTACCTGATAACCCTGAGAACTCCGGCAAACTTACGCTGTGTTGCAGTTGGTATGAACCGACGAATAACTTTATTTGCTCATCACTCGGATTACCTAACCACAACTTAAGGTTAAATCTACGCTCTAACGCTCCGTCGATTGCTTCCTGTAAGTTTGTAGCCCCGATGATTATACTTCCTTCGGGTATACGGTCTAAGTTGGTAAGTAAGGTATTAACAATTGAATTGCGTTCCCTGTCTGCGTTTTCAGCTCCAACAGTCCTTTGTGATCCTAAGCAATCCAGCTCATCTAGAAATATCAGGCAATTATTAAACTTAGCGTATTCAAAAATTCTTCCTAACCTAGATGATGTCTCCCCAAGATGTCCTTCGATTGTCTCGTGAAGCTTGATCGAAAGGAATGGTAATTCAAGCTCATTCGCCAACGCTTCGGCTAGTGATGTTTTTCCGTTACCTGGTGGTCCGGCGAGTAGGATTCTGTTACGCGGTGCTAGTCCGGCATCTTCAAGGGCCTCTATATTTATCCTATCCAGTAAAAACGACTGAATAGCACCAAATACTTCCTTATCAAGATATAACTCACTAAGCAAAAATCTCGGTTCCTCTGCCCATACAAGTTTTTGGACGTTACTTGGTAATTCAATAAGTTTAGCGTCTGTCCAGTTAATCAAGGCTTGTTCTAGTTTTTTTGCCGATTGTTCTCGCCCGCTCTGACGTTCTTGCTCAGCCATTTTTCCCACAAAATCTCTGGCCTGTGTGTAAAATTTGTTTCCAATCATTCGTACCAAATAGGCTACATCATCTACTTTTGGCATGCGCGTCCTCCAGTCTCTAAATACTTTCCCATCCAAACTTCCTTGTGGCCTCATTCCCATTCGGCATAGTTTTTATTGATATTAATAACTCTTGCGTTCCTTGGTCCTGGCCGGATCGTCTCTGTTAGAATTCTCCTTTCAAAAAGTTTCTTCATTTCCTGCCGGAGGTGTCTCTTGCTATAGCCTGTGATTTCCGACATTGTATCGGAAGACATCTCTCTTGAGGCGTTGTTATAATTATTTACGAATACGCTCCACAACATCTTCCACTGTGTTCCGTTCATGGTTAGGTTCGATATTGCAATCATTAGGTCTTTTGGTATTTCGTATTTTTCGGTCGGGATTGGTTCCTTTGTTAAAACCAATCCTCTTCTCTGAAATTCATTCATACTTTCTTCCCACCATTTCAAGCCTTAAGGTACCCCTCAATAACTTCCTTTGCCTCAATCCATCCATAACAAACTTTTGCGCAATACCCTTGACACTCAACTTCCCACAACCACCATTCTTGTGCAGTGCTAAGTTTTCCACCTTTGACTTTCAATTCGATATATAACCCATGAAACCCGCCCCGAGCAACCGGCAGGAAGATATCGCTCACTCCTGCCAATGCTCCCTCCCGTTTCAATCTCGCCGCTTCTATGACGTTTCTCTTTCCTCCGTTTGGGATTGAGTGGAGAAGTGCGAGTTCAGGGTGTTTATTTCGCATCCATTCCGCCCACTGGAATAGAGCAATTTGGTGGTCCGATTCTTCATGATTCATCAAGTTCTACTCCTACGAGATCAGTTACACCAAGACAACCGTTTGCGCATGTATGAATTCCTAGCATTTTAGGAACCATAGGTCCCCAATCTTCGGGAGTTGGTGTATTGAGAACCGTGCAGATAAGAGCCGTATTTCCACAAGGGGCATGATCTGATTCTTCTAGTTCTCCACAAAGTCTGCATCTGTAAATTAACGTTCCGCCCGTCATATTTCTCCTTCTTCGTCCTCGACATGTTTTATCTACGCAACTACCTTCCTTCCGCATTCCGGGCAATAGTTTACTTTGTTATCCTCGGGACCTCCGTCGGTAAATGTCCAATTAGCAGGACATTTGGAGCAATTCCACGTTTCATCATCTTCTTCGATGTACTCGCAGGTTCTTCCGGTAATCTCTTCCGGGCTTAATCCCGTCGCCTCGTATTGTCCTAGCCTATGTCTGAGTTCGGCATGACCGACAGCCATATGATAGAGCAGGGCTATAGGGCAAGCGCAATCCATACCTTCTCCAAATTCTTCGGCTGATGTGTCGGAAGTAAATTCACATTTCTCTTGGCATTCCTTCTGACAGTATTCAACCAGGCTGATATTTCCTTTTCCATCAAAGTCGCGAAGATATACTTCCTTGTTTGCGTCAATGCCTGTCATGTTGTGAAGGTTTTGGTAATTACCTTCAGGGGTTTCGGTTACTAATGGTTTTAGTTTGCTCATTGTGCCACCTCCGTTAATTCTGGATTTCCCCACCGATTCCCAATAACTTCGATATTTCTGAAGATGTTTTGGAATTCAGACCAATTCCAGTTTCCAAACCAAAAAATGCCGTTCCGATGCTTTATTTCATGGGTAAAAGGAGTTTCATTATGCTTCCAAGCTTTGACGATATCTCCCGCGTATACCTCCTGACCTTCGGGATATTCCTCGGTTCGCTTGGAGTCTTTGAGGCCTGTAAATTGCATAACTTCACATTTGCTCAAGAAAACGCTACCTTCGGTGAGAGGAAAGAACATTCCGTATCTATCTGGTCCATCAGCTATAATCATGCCGTTCGCGAAGTGACGCATTTTCTTTACGCTTGAATACCAAGCCCGAAACTTGATTTCACCGTTTTCCATCAATTCCAACTCCTCTCCTAAGCTTTTTGCTTTGCGCTCTGCTTTTTAGCGTCGATCTTCGGTTTCGGCTTCGGCTTAGGACTTGGTTTAACCTCAGTTTTTGGTTTTGCAACCTCAACCCCAGGCTTGACCTTGGACTTCTTTTTCTCTCCCCAATCGTCCATGTCCAGAACCTCATCGGCGAACCAGCCCATTTCATCATCGTCTTCCTGCTCAACTGGTTGTGGTACGGGTTGGACATGATTAGATCCACAACCAGTAAGTATAAACACCGAGATGGCTAATAATGCGATCAACTTTCTCGTATTCACTCCTCCTTAATTTACCGTTTATCTACTTCCTGTCGACAAGTCTCAACTTCTGCTTCTTTGGCGGCAGCTCTCCGTTTTCATCCGACCAGTACCAAATATCTGCCCAAAAACTAACTCCTTGTAATCCTTTGGCGTTTTTATTCCACTCGACCTTAATAATCTTCACGATGGTTTGGGTTTTACTAATTCCATCCAATGTCCAATCGGTATTCGGCTTCCCTATTTCCGGAATATCTACATGGAGTGGAATGTCGAATCTAATGTTATCGATGTATTTTCTAACTCCGCGAGGATCGCGTTCATAGATTAAACACGGAATAGAGCCGTCTTTTCCATAACATTTTCCATCGTGCTGGATATTCTTTAGACATGCGTTGCATTCATCCCAACTCATCAATTTTCAACTCCCCAGAATGGGACTGTTGCGATATTTTAGCTCAAAATAAAGTATTTGATCTAATAACCATCTCGTCAAACCTATCTTTCAAGTACTCGATCGTTATTTTTGGCTTAGTGATATTAAAGACTTTGTGCGCTTCCGCTTTAAACTTTGCAATCCACCACGCTTCAATGCTGTTCAGATAATCTTGATTTGCAGTATCTCCGGATGATTTATTACGACTTATCTCAGCCAAGACACTAAAGGTTAAATCTTTAATATCGCCCTTTCCGCCATCTTTGATATGTTCCTGCCACCTAAAGAACGGCATAAACCTCGTTTGGCCGATGTAGTAAGTATTTTCTGAGCGATTATAAATGAGGTAGATGTAACCATAGATATTTCCGTTACTACCCGCTTCTTTAAGTTGGAATTCTCCTTCGCTAAAAGGACTAATCGCATTGTCGGAATGTCTCTTGCATTCATAGGAGCAGAAATGAGCAAATTCCTTCTCGTCTCCTTCACCCACTCCTCCTATATGGCTTTTTGGAAATCCCGACATCTTTCCTTTAATCGGTTTGTGGCAATCATGCCAGAAGCAATATGTGTCCAATGCGACATAGAATCTGTCATAGAAAAACTTGTTGCTATCCATAACGATTGCGTAAATTCCATCTTTCTTCTTTGGTTTTGCAAACGATAAGGTTTTGGATGATTCTCCGCAATAACGTTCTTTCGCAATCCTTTTAACTTCGTCTCTTCCACCATCAATATCTTTGAGGTAAAACTCGTCGAGCATTACACCTTTGTTATAAGTTTCATTCTCGTAATTTGAATCCCGTTCATAAACATAAGGGTAATCAACTTTCGTAGTGGATATTTTATTTATTTCGACCACTCCTTTTTTAGCAATTAAATGTGGTTTTAGTCGAAACCAAGTGTACCGATTGGTGGTTTTTTCTTAACATATTGACCTTTGAGAACTTTTGCACGGATGGTCTCAAAATTGCTTCGCCTACCAGTTCTAACTAAATCTTTGGTCGGTCTGTTAAGACTTTCAGTAAGAGCATTTGAATATCTTTCTTCGGGAAATCTGAAGTAATTAATTATCTCTTTCTTGCACCTGTTTACCTTGTTCTTCAGCTTCACAAAGTGCTTTAAGTCTTTTGGAACACTCTCTTCCCAGTACCAAAACAGTTCATTAGCCTCTATGTCATTCGTAGCCTTGTATACATCCCTTAAGTCCTCTTTCAGCCAATATCCAGTCTTTAACAAAGGGTATCTCAGGAAACAAATGTCTCTTAAGCCAATTTGTTTTTCGACTAACTTCTCTTTGCCCATAAAAAGGATTTTCCTCATGCCCCATAGGTACTCCTTATCCTCTTTAGTGGCTTTACGTTTGATGGCATTAAAGTACAACGAAAGGACCCTACTGACCGCTTGGATTACATGAAACCTATCAATTATCGCTTTTGCATTAGGAAGAACATCCTCGACTATAAGCCTGTACGCTGGCTTCATGTCCATAGTTACTGCCTTTATGTTTTCATAGCCGTCTAGGCTCAATATAAAGGCTTTCATGGTCGGCTTGTTGTCATCGGGTAGCATGTCTATCAACTTACCTTTCTCGATGTCTGTAAACACGCCCCTTGCCCTTCCCCTGACATGCACTTCATCCATACCAAGTACATTTGGAGCTTTCAATGTTTTGCCTACGCTTACTTGAGCAATCACTTCTTGAAAGTGACGCTTTACCGATTGACCAGTAAGTCCGACTTCTTCACCAACCTCCTCGTATGTCCTTTTAACCGCCTTGTCCATGATGTAATCCCTAAGTCGGTTTGTGATTTTAGCAAAGGAATCTATACCGTTTAGCAGTTCGTAGAACGTGGCACCACACTCAGTACATTCATATCTGCGGTGCTTTACTCTCAATAAAACTCTTCTCCCCTGGGACGGTAGGTCTACAACATCTCTGAGCCTCACAGAATGCTTTTTGAACTTAGTACCAATACTTCCACAATGGGTGCAGATTAGTATTTGTGTTTCGTCTGGTTCGATTATGAAGAGGTAATCGAACTTGTTTTGCTTGAAATCTAGAACCCTATATCCTGGAAGATTTAATGCGTTTTTCACCTTACTCTTGCACCCCTAATCTATAAATTTTTGCATTATAGATTTGGAGGGATACAATTATTCAGTGATTGTGTCGAACTAGGTTTTACCTAAACGAAATTTGGCAATTTAGCCTACATATTCTTCCCATGTCGTACTTTTAAAAATTTGTTTTCGATCGGTGAACCTCGCTAATTTTTCCATTGTGCTCGTGGGTTTCTTGTCACTCAAGATCGGTGATATAAACGGTTGAGCGAATGGATCAAGGTATAAACCTTTAAGAAACTTTATACGATCCACAGCATCCTGAATGTCTTCAGTGATTAACACATAGCACGAGTATCGACTAGGGGTTACATTGTGCCATCTAAGGGTCTCAACTGCTTTCTGAATGTGAGGCATCATCTCTTTGCTATCACACGCAAGCCTCACTGGTTCCAACCATTTGACCTTTGATAATAGTTTAGCAACAGAGTCATCAATAAGCCGTGCGTCCAATCCTTGGTTAAAGTCCACCTTAATCCCTAAACTGACTATCTTCTCAATCTGCTTTATGCCCCAGTCGCAAGCTAACACATTGTTATCAAGCAGTACCGCTTTGCCGTGTCTTAGGAACTGTTCAATGTCGGCTCCTGGTCTAATGTGACCTTCACGCTTCCACACACTGCACCAGGAGCATCTTCTGATGCAACCCCTTGTCAGGAACCCCATGGAGTAATCCATGTCATAAAGGGCGTAGTCTGGACATATGGACTCAACTTCAACACTCAGCTTGCTCGGCTCTTGACCATCAACATCATAGCCAGACCCACCTTTGATAACTTCTACCCCATCAGGAAAATACGGATAGTCAGGTGTATATGAGAATACCTTGCTGGCATAAATGATGTCTGGTTTGTCGTATAAGGGATCATAGAGTTTCACTGCGTTACCAAGTGTTTTATGCCATGCTGATATTTTCATTAAGGCTAAATTAGGTATCTTTGAATCGACATCTATTAGTCCAACTTGCAATGTATCTACCACCTTCCTGGATAAAGTTAACCACCATGAAAGTTGCTATAAATGACACGCATATTTCAGCTATTAATTAGGCCAACCACCATCAAAGTTGATTACCCAAACATAATCAAATACCCTGATCCAGTAGTAACCTGTATCGTCACTCAACGCCTATCCCTCCAACATCAGAATGGGATATCATCGTCCAAATTCACTTCATGGCCGTAATTAGTGCCGTTGGGCGTACGCTCCTGTGTACTGCTCCCTCCGTCTTTAGGACTCAGAAAATGCACATCCTCAGCGATAACCTCGGTCACCCAGCGCTTTTGTCCATCCTTATCGTTGTACGTTCTGACCTGAATCCTCCCATCGACTGAGGCAAGCTTTCCTTTGGCCAAATAATTCGCACAATGTTCGGCAAGTTGTTTAAACACAACGCACGGAATAAAGTCAGTTTCCTTTTCACCTTGAGCGTTCTTGAATCTGCGATCGATGGCTAAGGTAAAGTTTGTTACGGCGACTCCGGAGGGAGAATAACGCAAGTCGGGATCTCTGGTTAAACGGCCAATCAAAATTACACGGTTAAGGATTAGAATCACCTTCCACTCTCTCGTATTCAATAACTCCGTAAACTTCTAAGGCACCACTAAGCCCCTGCAAGTATCTGTCATAGTTAAAATAGTGATTGTCTTTTCTTTGACATATAATTTCCTCTTGATCATGTTTATTGTCATAGACGTTATAAAACATCACATTTTTAGACCTTGGGGTGTGCCTAACCCAGTTGTCGGACCATTTCACTAGAATCAATTCACCTTTTTGAAGGTTTTCAAATTGTTCCTTGGAATCCAACAATTCAATTTTCAATTTATCCCTTCCACCTTCTCAAACGAAATCACAAATACCCACGGATTCAAATGCCAGCCATACCCGCGTTTTAAGTTGATGCTTTCCCAAAGGTCGGCGAACACATCCCTTGCGGTTAGATCAAATTCAGCAACATCACCTAATTTTCCATCGCCGATTTTGTCATGATAATCAATGCAACCTTCACACCTTGCATCCTCTTCCGTTATCTCCTGCAGCCTCTCAACTCTGATATCCTTGACTTTCAGAAGTAATCTAGCTGCCGAACGTGGCATGTAGATCGATGATCTCCAGTAATTAAAATGTTCTGGATTTTCGTCAGCCTTGTAAATAATCGGGCATCCCTTAAATTCTTCGATATCAAATTTTCCGGTAACTGCTCTGTAATCCGCGTCGAGTTGTGACCACGTTTCCCTCACCCAGAGGATCTGTCCAACTTCCCAAGGGCACTTCGAGTAATGATTAACGCAGTTCTCGTCCGGGCCAAACCCTGCGCAACCCTCATTCTTAGGTTCTGTTGAACTCATAACCCACCCATGACATATCGAATTTTCTGGTGGCTGTGGTTTAATTACGCGTCTGGTTTTAGATTTTCTATTTTCCAGAATCGCCCGAACCATCTCGGTCGAAAAGATTATCGGCTTTTCCTTCTTCAGCATCCCTCAACCACCCCGGCAAGCCGCTTTTGAAAATCTCTTTCAGCTTGCTCGATAGTCATCTTGTGGAGTGCACAAGCGGTTGATTCAAGTCTTTTCCATAATTCCTCGATTGTTTGGGCTTTAGTTATGGGAGCTGCTGTCCATTGCGCTTCAACCTTGGACATTATCCGGTCGAACTCTTGTTCTGATAGTTCTCTATCTTGCTTGACCTCGCAAAGCTCTGGGTGATCTATTTGGTGCAGAATCTCACTACAACTTTCGCACAACCCAGATTGCGCATAAACCGCAACGCCGTCCAGTATTCCTTTGCCGCAATCTACGCACATGTAACGACCTGTCTTTGCGCTCATTTTGCCAAGAGGAGTGTCGATCCCCTCGTCATGGACTTCAATAGGCCCGACTAAATCCGCTTCGTTCTTTTTGGTCAGAACCTCCTCAACTCTGTCGTTGATTTTCTTGAGCGTTTCCTCGGATAAAGGTTCATCCGCGTGTTCCACATGCTCATACAATTCCTTATCCTCTGGCTCATCCGCAGGGATCCTAAGATCCTCACCAAACGATTCCCTGTAGTCTGTTACGATGGAATTTTCAGCCTCTTCCTTGCCCTCTTTCAGACAATCTACTGCAACTGTGCCCTTAGACTCGTCAGAAGTTGTTGTTTTATCCTCTGGCGCGATATCTGCGGTTTCCTCAACCTCTGGTTTGCATGCCCCAATAGCCTTATTTATCATTTGCCTTTCCTCCTTCACCTTCTTCTCCTGCTCAGTTGCCAAATGCCTGAGGTGCATCAAGTGTGCATGAGACGTCGTTTTGCTGGTTAGGTATTTCTTGGCGACATCGCTATAGGATCCCACGGCTTCAAACCGTTCGAGGGTTTTCAACTCCGCTCTCATGCGCTTAGCATTTTCAATCGTATCAACGCTTGGCATAACCACTTCCCCCTCGTCAATATATTTAAGCTCTCCAGTTAGTTCATAATGCTCGACATCACACACCCTTGTGGTTACGGGAGACGCTGTTTCTGTATCCTCATATTTTGGCATAAGTAGTTTGGTTCCGTATGTTCGAGGGTTTGCGTGTCCCATTCTTGGCATTGATTATCACCGCCAGACGATTTTTAATCTCCGTACTCCTTGATTAAATCTCCCTTGTTGTCGAAATACTTTACCCTCCACCATGGATGGCAGTTACTTCGCCAATGCTCTCCTTCAAGGCAAACGTCTAGGTTTAGACTTCTGTTAGATCCAACGATTACGCCTGGTTTTCCGTTAACCTCGACCTTCATACCAAGGTGAGCAAATTCAATGTCGCGGTGTTCTTTCATGCGATTAAAGCCTTTGATGTCTTGCGTAAACAAATCTTGAACGTGGAATTTATGGACCAATTTGCATTTAGCCCTTGATACAAAATATCCAAAACTAAATCCGCAATCAGATAGTTCGCGATTTAAAAAGTAACTGTATTTTGCTTTACCTGCTGTTTTGGCTACTTCGTTTCCGCTGTAACCGGAGAAATCTATTGCGTAAGTGTTCATGGCTCATCCACCTCACAGATAAAATTTATCGTACTTGTTCTTAGGCGTCTTGGATGGTGGAGGCGGCTTATCTCCTGGGTCCTTATTGCGCTGTCTTTTCCGATCCTCCATGAATCGCTTTAAAACCCATCCCGATCCAACCATCGTGTGATAATCAGACTTGTTCGGCTTATTACCCTTGGTCAAATACCAACTATCAAGGATCGATATCATTTGCTTGGTTTCTTGTTCCCCATGCTGACTGACCAATTTTTGATATTCTTGATCCGATAAGAGAACTTTTTCACCAAACAGATTTTTAATAATTTCGGACTTAATATCCTTTACTTTACTTTCCTTTACTTTACTTTCCTTTACTTTACTTTGTGGCGTTTCTGCCTTAGTTTCTTGGGTAGTTTCTGCGTCAGAAACTTTTTTGTACTTAGACCGCATGGTTTCTCGCTTTTCAAGGACTACTGATGCCCTTCTTTTGATTCCAGAACTCGTTAAAACCCCTCTCTGCTCGTATGCTTCTTGATCAAAACATTTTCGTTTAAATGCGGTTTCGAGCATTCTGTTGAATAACTCCTCTGTTACTGATACCTTTCTGCAGAGTATCTGGATAGTTTCTGCGTCAGAAATGTCTAACTCAAAATCAGCAGTTCTGTATATCCTTTCTAGAAGGATGAAATAAAAGGCATAGCCATCGTTACCATACAGGACTCTGAGCGCTTCAATTTTTTCGTCATTGGCAGCATCGTTATCATGTGGAAAATAGTCCATACCCTCTTTTTGTGGCCTTGCCATCTAATCACCCTCTTTAATAAGGATATTCCCTTGCGGTGTCATAACCTTTTTGCCAAAACTTCTTCATGTTTCTGTTAAAACAGTGTTGTCCCGATCATTTTAGCTGCAGTTGGATTTATCCAAAGTACTTCCTCGCGTTCTCTGCCTCCTTCAGCAAAGGCCTTAAACGTTTTACGAGTCCAATGTTCCAACCTTGAGTCATAAAGATCACATGCATACCCGCTAAGTAATACTGGCCCTGTGTGATCGTCTAGCGCCTCGAGTAATTCAATGTGATCCTGATCGGTCATTTCGTGCTTGTATTGCTTGGCTGTTCTGGTGCTAAGAACATATGGTGGGTCTGCATAGATTAAAACGTTATCGTAAGCATGGCGTTTTATAACTCCCAATGCTGGTAGACACTCTATCTGCACTTGTTTAAGTCTTTCGGTTACTTGCATGATCCAATCAGGAAGGCGGTACCAGTTTGATAAAGCGTAGGCCTTCTCTCTGCCTTGAACATCGTTTTTCCAGCCAACCTTGTATCCGTTTGTCCTAAATCCATGGCCTTGCCAGCATCGGACTAGAAACCTTCTTGCCTTTTCAAATTCGTCCACAGGTACCAGTCCGTCAAAAGTCATGTCGTACTCATGCCTAGAATAAGGGGTAAGGGAAATCCTTCTGGCTAATTCTTCGGGAAAGTCGCGGACTAATTTAAAAAGGTTTGTAACGTTTTCGTCCAGATCGTTAACTGTTTCAATAGGGCTTGGTGTTTTGTTAAATAAGACAGCTCCACTGCCGAAGAAGGGTTCTAGGAAGGTTCTATGCTTTGGCATATGTGAGACTATCCAATCAGCCATTCTCCATTTTGAGCCGGGGTATTTGAGGACAGGGCCAAGTGTCAAGACTTAACCTCCTTCCCTTCCTTGAATCAAAATATTACCATCTGTCTCAGATCAGCCTCCCTACCTGATCTACCCCTTAAAATAATAGTGTTCCGTATTGTAGGTCTTCGAGTAAATTCTTTCTCGGTGTCAACCTATCGAATGCGCATGGTCTCATATCTAATAGCCAATCATGCTCTAAGGCGTTTAGCTTTATGTCGTCACTGATAGCACAGGCAAACGTTTTCATTTCCCTTGCCATGCCGTATTTCATTAGAGCCGTCCATTTTTGCAGGTAATACTTGCGTAGGATTTCAATGTTATTTCTTTCGTAAGCAAGGCCAGTTCCGCAAACATAGCAACCATTACGCTCAAACAGTTTATTTCCCTCATCATCCGTTAGGTCATACAACGGAGCATAGGGCACGTTGAATTTGTGTATATAGTCCCAAACATCAACATCAGTCCAAATCGACAAAGGGTTGGAATACAAATAATCGTCAGCCGTATTGTACAGAAATCCATAGTCGAGAAAGGTAAAAGTCCTGCGCCTCGATTCACTTGCTAACAAGCCACGAAAGAGCGTGTCACATCCGAGTTTCTTTTGGAGCTTTTGCGAAGGTCGTTCCTTGATGAAGTTACAACAACTATGCGATATTCTCATATCCGGGAACTTTCTCAGCATTTCGTAATATCTGTCGTTACCCTTCGACTGTTCCGGGCTGTACTTCAGAAACACGTTAATGTTAATCCTGGGAGCATCAAGCTTCGTAGCATCTTTACCGAGGATCGGAAATCCGTATTGTTCTGCAATAAACCAAAAGCTTACAAGTGTTCCTACTTCCCACACAAGCTTACGGAAGCGAAAATCTTCCCACATTTCAGGCGTAACGGCTTCGTTGAGTTTGTCACTAGAAAGCAATCGTCCCTTTTTATTCAGATATCTTTGGACATCTCCGCTTTCCTCAATCAGCGCCCATGTTTCTTTCTGTGCTTCATACTTAAGACGCGGGACCTTTAGGCGATCTAATTTTGTTTCATGGAAGTTATCGCCGCCCCAATCCTTACCGATCTTCCTGGCAAAATTGAGGCTTTCCGAGTACTCGACACCCGTATTACCGAAAATAACAACCATATTTTTAGCTTGCTCCGGACAGGTTGTGAGGATTAAATGCCATAGAGCTGTTGAATCTTTGCCTCCAGAAAAAGCAAGAGCAATTTTTTTACCCTGTTTAAATGTTTCGAGAATTACTTCTTTGGCGCTTTCAATCTTTTTATCGAGATCCCACGATTGCATTTCTTGTAGCTCGGAATATTTGAATACGCTTTGTTTCTTCTTACTCATTCTTGCTCGTTGGGGTTTCATCCCAAGTTCGACCATCGAGTAAGCGCCCAGCTTGCTCTTTGCCGACTCTTTGCATGTAAATCGCTCCGGATCCGTGATATCCCATGCCCCCATTATGGTTGACACGTTGATAGTTATTGTTGTGGTAAAACACGGCATCGTCAGAACTATTGCCGCATTCTCCGACCTGAGCCCATTCTCCGAACTGTTTAAAAAAATAAGGTACATCCGCCGCCTGGCATTGATCTCTCAAACTTCGTGCCCAATCCGGATGCATTGGACGCGCGCCCGGGCCGCTCTCCCCACCTGTAATAACCAAGTCCAGATCTGCTCCTGTATCTCTGACCCACTGCGCCCCTTCTTCAAACCGAGAAATCCCTAGCCATCGAGAAAGATCCAACTTTCCGAGAAGTGGTTCCGCACTGATAAACCTCACTACCGCCGGCATCTGTAATAGCAACGGGATTCGCTCGTCTGCTGTAGCTTGATTCTCCACAGAGACGCCAATCCAAACATTTTTAAAAGGGAATGGTCCTATCTCTTTTGGCTCTGGTAGCCCAAACTCTCGTATTGCTTGTGACTGAAACCAGTCTATATGAAACTGGAAATCTTCGTCGTTTAGCAATTTCGCTGCTCGTTCCGGTCTTTTTGTCAGAATCATATAGGTATGCTGACGAGCCAAATCCATGATAGCAAACACTTTAGCAATGAACTTTTCATCCACATCATCATGGAATAGATCGCTCATGCTGTTCACGAATATCTTTCGTGGCTTTGCCCATCGTAAGGGTTGTTCAAGTTTATCGGGATGCAATGTCACCTTGAACGGATCATCTTTTGGGTACCCACAACGCCCGGCTAGGCGCTTACTCATGCGTTCTGCAAAACAATTTTTACAGCCGGTAGATATTTTGGTACATCCAGAAATTGGATTCCACGTATGACTGCACCACTCAATTTTTGTTTCACCCATCATTAGTCCTCCTTGCCATCTCTGGCTAATCTCCAGATAATCGAAGACCGAGAAACGTCATAAATCTTAGCTATCGCGTTGTAGGAAAGTCCTTCGTCACGAAACCTTTGTATATCTTCAACATCCTCTGTGGTAAGATGCGTTCTAACTTTATCCGGATGAGGGTGCTGTAATTTTTCAAAAGCTGTTTCGATGTTGCATTTTGCGAGGATCGCCACGGCCACGGCGCAGTAGTTGAGTTTTACCTCGATTGAGTCTACTCCAACCATTCGAAGTTCGCCGCCTTTCCTTGTGGCTTACTGGATACTCTCGACTGCTCAATATTAATTTCGCGAATGAATTGGCTCTCAGCTTGCAGAACCATTGGCCCTCCCTGATAAGCCGTTCTATACTCCGGGCGTGTGAGATATAGCCGATCCTTTGCCCTAGTGATCGCAACGTAGAATAGTCGACGTTCTTCCTCTATATCCTCAGTTCTCTTACTGGGGAATACACCTTGATTCATCCCAATCACAAAGACCACCGGAAATTCTAGGCCCTTGGATGCGTGAACCGTCATGAGCTTTACTGCATCTTTTTCTTTCTCTTGGACTAGCTTTTCTTGAATGTCCTTCATTCTGAGCCATTTCAAGAACGAATAGATTCCGTTAGGCTCCCCGAGTGACTCTTGAACGTTTTGCCATCGTTCTACCTCAATAAACATAGTTGCAAGATCTTCCGCCCGATTATTTAAGCCCTCATTGTAGTAATAAAACCTAAGGTCAAGTTGGTGTATTGCTTCTTCGATTACCTCGAGGGCGGTTTCGTGTTCCTCGGAAGATTCGCGGGTTAATCTTAAAAGTTTAAGAAAGTCCCTTTCCTTTTCTGTTCCGATGAACATAACGTCCGAGAGACTTTGTCCAAGCTCTAGCGCTACAAGCTCAAGTTTTTGAATATCGAGATCAGTAACCCTTGCTTCAGGGAAGTTGATCACCTTGCGGATGTTCATATCATCTAACGGGTTAATTGCCGCTTCGATAAACGCGATAATCATTCGGATATCATGTTTCTTGAAAACATCATCTTGACTTGAAACGATCAGGGATGGAATATCTCTTTGATCCAAGGCATCTTTAACCTTCTGTAGCTGTCGATTCGTTCGCGCCAAAACTGCGATGCCTGACCATGTTTCCGTCAGCTTGAACTCCGCACTTATCATGTCAGCAACATTCATCGCTTCAATGCCGTCGTCTGGCATGACTGTGTATCTTATATCCGCACCATCACGATCGGTAATTAGCGCCTTTTCAGTTTGACTAAGATTGTGCTTAATGAGCGAATCGGCAGCTGAAACAATCTGCTTTGTCGACCGATAATTGCGCTCGAGCTTGACAACTTCGCATCCAGGATACTTGTTCGGAAACTCAATGATGTTTCGAACATTGGAGCCACGGAACCCATAAATTGACTGGAAATCATCTCCCACCACAAAAAGGTTATCCGGATTAAGCAAACTAATAATTTCAAGCTGAATGTCGTTGGTGTCCTGAAACTCATCAACAAAAACGTAACGGTATCGATTTTGCAATTCTGCTTGAGCTTGGGGAAACGTTAGGACTACCCTCAAGTAAACTAGTAACCCATCAAGATCCAAAGCGTTATTTCTGACCAAACGATAACGATATTCTGCTGCTACTTTAGCCACTTGCGAATCATCGGGCGAGACAACATAGAGATTATCCATAACATCCTGCAACTTGACCTTATAACCCAATTCATCAATACACGACTGAATAATCGCCCTCCGATCGTCTTCGGTATAGATGGTGAAGTTTTTCTCCAAAGAAACCAAGTGGCCCCATTCCTTGAGGACTCGCACGCAGAAACTATGGAATGTCCCAATCGTTAGCTTGTAACCCTCGCTCTTCCCAACGAGCTTCATGGTCCGCTCTTTCATTTCCTTGGCCGCGAGACGAGTAAACGTTATGGCGAGTATGTTGCTGGTACCCACTCGCTTCTCTTGGTGGAGATGGGTTATTCTGTGGGTCAGGACTCTGGTTTTACCAGATCCTGCCCCAGCCAAATTTAAAATAGTTGAACTATCAGACGTAACCGCTTGTAGTTGTTGCTCATTTAGGCCATCTAGGAGGCTCATTCGCCTTGCCCTCCCTTAGGCGGAGTAACCTGTACCATTATGGATACCGAGGATCCTAACGGCATTGAGATGATAGTCGTTTGTACAACGCTTAGAATCTTAGCAATTTTCAAACCCTCTACGGCAATGGCATCTTCGACGCTCACGCCTGGTCTGCGTGATAATGTCGTGCGACCTTCAAATAACAACTCAGGCACTTTGCTCCACCCCATCCGTCACATGTTCCCATGCTACTGGCATAAAAATCTTTTCGCCTACTAACTTGTCTTTACAATAAACGAATACGCCCTTACCTAAATCGCCAAACAGCCCCCCAACATTCCAGTCACATATTTTACCTTTGCTCATTTCAAGACCGGTGTTGCACTTATAGGGACTTGTGGATATTCCACTACAAGAAGGACAACGAAATTCATTCTTACCAATAGATTCAAGCATCTCCGTAACCGTTTCAAAGACCCTGACTCTATCACCCTTAATTTCTGGTTGGTTACTTTCTTGGTAATAATCCATGTACCAATAACCCCTTGAACCTTCCCAAGAATTAAGAATATCCTCCCAATTAAGACTGAGTTTTTCCCCATAGTGCTTTGCTCTGTCAGTAATCCACTTAAATTTATCGCAGTATTCGTGGGTACATTTTGTATTCATCTTGCAAACAGTGTCGGTATATTCTTTCATTGCTCCTTCGGAAGGTACCATTACGGTAAACTCCTTATCGCATCCGTTAGGATTAAAGCAACCGTTACCTCCGACACAATCTTTCTCAACTGATGTCTTTAATTTTTCATAGCCAGTTGATTTCAATAACTTAGGCATTTTGCTCCACCCCCTCGGATGCAATCTCCCCAAGGTCCGTGACCCCCCAGTCATTGAGCTCAGGAAGCAATGTTCTAACTTCCCCACCATCAATCCATTTCGTTTCGTACAAATCAACGACTCCGGAGAGGATAATGTTATCAATCTTTCCTGAGAGCTTGTCCATGCCGATCAGGGCCTTGCGGAAGTTCACCCGGTCAAGATTCTCTATGTTATCGATCGCCAACACCTTCAATGGTGGATTTGAACGCTCTAAGAAGGTGACCAGCATCGCGATAAGCAATAGGAGTTGTTGTCCGGTGCTCAGAGCGTCAAAGTTGCGTTCGTCTCCATGGTCGTTCCTCCAACCAAATTGGAATACTTCTTTGCCGGTATCTGATTCAGTTGAAAAGTAAAACTCACTGTCAATACCCATCAGTTCAAGATTCATTTGAATATCAGTGCGTATGGGTTCAAGTATCCCTTTTACCAACTCACCCTGCAGACCTTTTGCACCCAGAGACTCGGACAGATCCTTTACGCACTGCGCATTATAAGTTGCGGTCTTAGAGTCTATCATCGTCGACTTCAAGCTACTCAGCGTAATTTTGGCCTTCTCTTGCCCCTCGAGCTTAACCTTGAGTTCCTTAATCTGCGACCTACGACCTTCGCTCTGCTTCTCCAAGATATCCAAGGGGGCGATTGCCTCAGGCGGTAGATTCCTAAGCCTGGTCAATTCTTCTTGGTACATCTTCAGTTGGTCACTAATCCGCGCCGAGACATTAACCTCGTCTGCCTTTTTCTTCTCTAGTCCAGCAATTTCTTTTCTGGTATCCTCGTTCACTTGATTCAAAGTCGTTTGATTCTTATGTGTCTCAGTACGTTGTGCATCGATGTCACTTTTGCTGGTTTCAAGGCCTTCGATCTTAATCCTAGTTTCCTTCTGTACAGCCTTCTGGTCAGCTTCTCTTTGTTCCAACACGACTAACTGCTGACCAAAAACCGTGGCTGCCTTGCTAAAATCCTTGTCGCATCCGATCTTAGAATGAATAACGCAGACCCTGCTGGCGCCATTTTTCTTCGACTGCTCATCTATTTGTTTTAAGGTCGAATTAAGAACCGTTTTTTCAGCCTGAATTTGGGCTAAGGTAGTGATCGTGGCTCGGTCTTGTTCCCTTGCCTCTTTTAACTTGTTGCTTAATGTTTGCAATTCCTGATCAAACTTGACGAACTCCGCTTTGAAATCAAATTCCTTAATGTGCCCCCGGAGGTCAGCAATCAGCAAATCATAATTAACTGCAGGTTCGGCCTGACTCTTGGTTAATGTTTCGATCATCATCCCAAGTTCAGTCATACTAACAAGACGTTGATCGATCGCTCGTTTGCGTTCTCGATCTCGGGCGAGTTGACTTTCGCTGTCAGTGAGTTGTTGCTGCAGCTGCTCTAATTCAGCTTTGTGCTGCACAATATTCCGATCCGTTTCCTCAAGTTGATTTTTCATGTCGGCTAGCTTCTTAACCGCACCTACAGCGTTCTTCTTTTCGTCATTCCAGTGAGTCTGCTTGGCTTTGGCCCATTCGATCATTGACTGTAATCCAGCCTGAATATCATCATTCTCGGGATACTCTTTCATTGCGTCCGCTATAAGTCCGCTCATAATTTGGTATTGATCAGGATTATTTACTTCGAGATCCAACGTGAGAAGCTTTGTCCTTATGTGTGCTTCAACTCTGGTTCTGTCCCATAATTCTGTTTTGATGGACGATAATCCATAGATAAAATCACGGCGCTTTGAGTCCGAAAGAGAAAGAAACTCGTTAAAATCCAGCATCACAGGAAAGCTTCCAACCTCGAAAGCAATCCTCGCTTCTTTGTCTGCCGCTTTCTTTTCGCCACGACTAGGTGATAAATCAATCCCCTGGGAAACTGTAACGTTATTTGAGCCGTCCTTGCCACCCTTCTCCGACCTAGTAAAGGTACGGGCAAAGGTTAGATTATCCGTTACTAACCCAACTGACATATTGTCCGCGCTGGCTAATTTGAACGTCTCTGTTGGAAGTTTGCCTTTGCCAGGCACATAACCAAGGAGAGCAATGCCCACGGCCTGTAATCGAGTTGTTTTGCCCTTGCCATTTGGTCCGACAAAGATATCTCTACCTGTGAGTTTTTGTGACTCCATTTGGCCTTTGAAGTTGCGCATGGTTATCTCTTTGATCAAAGGAGATCACCGCCGTTCGAGCCTTCTGTATTTTCTTCCTCGTCGGCGCTGGTTGCCAAATCTTCTTCAGTGAGCTCACTGGATGGGATATCGACAACCTCAACCTTTTTGTTATTCACGGTGATCGGTTCTCCGTCAGCAGCTTTTTGAGCTATGTCTAATAGTTCCTGCTGGGAAAAATCATGGGAGAATCCAACCACATTGACGACTGCAGTTCTGGCCTTTTCTGGTCCGGTCGGAATAACTAAGGTCGTTGCAAGCGCAGGGTGTTTTTTCATCGCGTTGCGTTCGGCAATGGTTTGGGCTTTTCGTTCAGCAAAGAGCTTGTTTTGTATGAATGTCTCAATGCAGGTCATTGTATCTATGTTATTAATGTCCGCCCAAATTCCCATTTCACCTTCAATTAGGCAAAACATTCCTTTCAGTCTGTCCTGATCTGTCAGCATGGATTCCATACAAAGTCGACCGGCAATAGAATTTTTTTTAATCTTTTTCATAAGGTCCTGAATGAAATACATTCGGATATCATAAAGCAGGGTGGAAGTGGTGATAACTAGATTGCCAATTGGACTTAAGCCGATTGCCATCTTTTTAACCCAAACTTTTGAGATACTTCCCGAAACAGGATCTATGATAGGGTATGGATTAACAACCACCGATCCATCCGGCAAGGTTAATTTCTCGGGAGTGATAACAGAAACCCCTGCAACCTTATTCATTTCGTTGTATCCGGCTCCGGTGACCATCACCTTCCCTTGGATTTCCGCGAGATGGCCTTTCTTCTCCTCAAGTTTAATTTGTGCTTTGACAGCCTTGACAAGGCCAGAGGCAGTACGTTTTACAAATACAGCTCCATCGCCTAAAAGCGCAATTTCCTGAGACTGTTCTTGGGTTTTCGTTTCCTTTACTGACATTTATATTTCCTCGCTCTCTTTTATTTAGAATCCTAACTTAGAAGACTTCCTTAGCCCTCCTGCCAACATCTCGATCACTTTCGATAGAGTCTCTATTCCGCCGAACCTTTCAACCCTCCGTAAAGTCTTGGTTTTAGGATCGAAGCAAATAGGATTCTCGGTAACTCTGTACTTTTCACTCATCTCTACGAACCATGCTTTCTTTTCCTTTTGAGCCTCTTCCATAATCTCCTCGGCCTTTTTCACCAAATTCATAGCCTCAACCATTTTGAGATGAAACTTTTCTCTGCGCTCAGCTTCTTCGTCCGTGACTGTTGCCAAAACATCGGAATCGTTCGTTCCTTCCTCGCGCTCCTCCTGATTCCAGCAAGCTTCGCAAGGTCCGTCACAAAGCATATTAAATTTATTACGGAATTCGTTAACGCAATGGTATTTTCTCAAGTCCTCTGGGAAAATCCCTGTATCCTTAGACGCTTGATCGATAATCTTCACTTTTACTTCTCCCCCTGCTGCTGATTCGTTAGATGGGGCTGCAAGCCCGTCACAATTATCCCCTTGGGCTAAAATTTCGCCACGCTTGGCCCTACTATCAAGAAGTACACCTAAGGGCGTACCTTTGGAACATTCAAGAGCGTCGCCCAAAACAATATATCTGCAGCATTCAGCACCCTGTCCAGCCTTGCATACTTCGCGGAGATGTTCTTCTGAAATTACCAATTAATTAACCCTCTTTCTGCTCGTAATATTTGCAACTAATTATTGATCCTCCCCAACCGATTCTGTACATAAAGTCGATGGATGTTGCTTTGCAATTAGTAAAGCGGTCAAATTTGCAAGTGTCACATAGATTAGTCATCGACTTCATCCTCCCTGTCAAAAATCTTACATTCCTTAATAGGGAGCAATCCCTTACAAAGCGACCCGCAATGGTACAACGCGGATGGTCTTGTGTGATGACACTCGATCAATTCACCGCAATTAAAACATTTGCATATCTCACAATCAGGACCCCTCTTAACTAACGGAAAATCCGCCAACGATTCAATTTTTGATAGATCTATAGAGTTCCATTGACTTTTGAATGATTCAACTTTTTCTGGATCTATGGTACAATTCAAATGAGTGATTTCCCTTTGGGCCTCTGTTTGCAGCAGAGGCTTTTTCGCGTCCATAATCAACGCAAGTCTGCAGATTGCTTCTGGCGCTTCCTTTCCTCTTCCCACGGCAACGGCACCATTACTCCCGTATTCCCCAACTTCACACGCAGCGCATTTTCTGCTCTCGGTCACTTGCACCCAGTAATTTGGCTTGATCCATTGAATGACTTTCCACGCTGCTGATATGTCCTCTGAATACCGTGGGTATATTTCCTTGCGAACAAGGTGAACTCCGTTGTAGATACTATTTGGCATCATGTGGCACTTGATATCATCCAGCCAGTTATTGGCTATGTTGAGATCGGTAAACCTTAGGAATATTCCATCTTCCTCCTGATCCATTGCCCACCAGACAATTTTAGGCGTTGCATCCATGATCTTACCGACCGCCTCGTCCATCTCCGGTCCTGGTGTCAATATCTCCGTTTCACTCAACGCTATCACCCGCCATTCTAATTCGTACTGCCTCATCCAACGCCGCCAAGAACTCTCCGTTTGGCATGGGACCAGTTCTGCCTAACAACTTGATCCACGTCGATTGCCTTACAGTTGATTGACTTATCGCGTGTCGTATGCCACGTTCGACGCGACCAGGCTTTTCCTCGCCACACATTTTTCCGGCCTCTGGATAAAGTTCTTTCATCATGTGATAAATTGCGTTTGGGTTTTTGTGGAGATATTTAACTGCAGCCACGATGTTTTGGTATCCTTTGATATGTGCTGGTATTTCGAGTTCGCGGAGGATACTAATTGTCTGGAGTTCGTATTTATCCAACCTGTTCACCAACCCCCTTAATCCCTTTTTTGATCTCAAATAGCTTAGCTCTGACCTCAATCTCCCTGACCAATGCTGCTAAAAACTTTGTGTTTGTCAGGTGTCCGGCTGTTCCGAGTATCCTGTGCCACGTAACGTCATCGGCCTTGCTCGATCCCACTGCAGTCCTGATGCCCTTTTCAATGCGACTACCTCTGATATCCTCGCCGTGAATTTTGCTGACCCCTGGGTATAACTCTTTAGTCATAGCATTGATGGAATCCGGATTTTCCCTTAGGATTTTAACGGCGGTGATAATGTGTTGGTAACCCTTAACGCGTGTAGATATTCCGAGTTCGCGCAGGATGTCGATTAGTAGGACGTTGATTGTTTCAAGTTCGAATTTATCCAATTTGGCTCTCCTTTCTACTTCTCTTCCTCTCGCCGATGGTGTTACAAATATCTGCGATAATAACCCCCGTCCTAGTAAGATTAGCGTTACCCTGAATTAGATTGTGCTGATTAAGCCTTACAAGTTGTTTTCGAGATACGAGGATAAGATTTTCAAGATCAAAGTTCCGCTTATCCTTGTCGCCAAAAACAATAACATGTCCTTTAGGAAGGGGGCCGTTATGCTCCTCCCAGACTAGGATATGTTTGCCTCGCCAGTTCTTTTGCAGCTTACCGTCCTGCACTTTGATTTGGATATAGTCGTCTTTGGTGATTCTCTCTGACCCTAGAGGCACCCAATTGGCAGGCTTGTTACCTTTCTTAAATTGAGTTGTCTCCATCCCTGAATAACTGATTCCCTTCGTTCCTTTATTGAACGGAACATGCCCTTTCTTAAACTGTGTAGGGGCATAGCCTTTGTTAAAGCGCGAATCGCGACCGTTGTGAAGGCCATTACGATCAGCAAACGAAATCACTGCCGAAACCTTTAAGTCCATTCCAAATCGAGCGTTAAACATAGCTGTTAATTCCTTGAAGCTCCGTCCTGTGATATTCTCTCGTATATACCCCACCTGCTCGTCGCTGTACTTTCGATTCACGCTAATCACCTGATGGAACAAACGCTTCGCGAAGCATGGCTGGCATCTTCTTGCTTTCTCCACCCAAGTATTCATCCTTTACCTTTAGGGCATCGAGCACCAGTTTTCCATTAGAGATAATTTGCACAGCAACCTGAGTAATAGCTTTTGCCCTGTTGATTTCCTCTACCAATTTTTCTTCCTTGGTCTCTTCGTCTCCTAAACGTTCTAACTGCGCGAACAAATGGTTGTTTAGATCACCTAATGAGTTTTTCATTTCATCCCTCCCCACTGAGTCGAATCGATAAACAACGGGATGACATGCCTCTGCCCGATCATTCGCCCATCCATGTACTCAACGGTAATCCCTCTGTCGGTTACCGTGGCCAACGTTTTATGATTCGATTTATCGGTTTCGCTATCCCGAACCATGCCGCCACTTTGCATAAGCTTCGCCCAACGTTTGTGATGTTGTTTCTTTTTCTGCAAATTTTGATAAGCTTCTACCTCAAGCTTGATCCAATCGACTTTCATGAGCCGGTCGCCAACAACGTTCCAAATTCTTTTCAACTCTTCACCAACGAAGGGAATTATTACTTTATAGGGCAACAGTTTTGAGGTTAACGCCATCGCCTTGCTCCTGCCTTTCTCTTTTTTCTCGTCTGCTTTTTCACCCTTGCCACAAAAGGCTCAAACACAGTCTGGCTAAACCAAAACCCTCCGCAATCGATCTCCCACTTGGCTCCGCATCTACGGCAGACTGTTCGGACTTCGCCTTCTGGTAGCTTGAGATTTAGACCGCATGTGCATGTTTGGAGTGCTTGTTTTACCATTGGGTGCGCCTCCTTCCGCCTTGGTTAGCCCGGCAATATATCGCTTGGCACCGCTAGGTCCTTAATATCTTGAATAACTGCGTGGATTCCCCAGAGAGCAAACTTGTCGCTCTTGTGAACGTGTCGATTCTCCCAGTAACGAATCGTGATCGATGGGAAACGCTTGGTTAATAGACATTGAGACAAGATTCGATTAGTATCACAGTCCATCAAACGGTGTTCACTCTCATCAACGAGAAAGATATAACCCTGTTTTTCCAAGTTGTTTCGTTTATCCGTTTTAGTCTTCTTGTCACTCACCGGCGTATTTGACATTGAGAAAACATGGTCGAACGAAAAGCTAAACTTTAGATTAACTGAACCGTATGGACTGTATTGAAGTTCAAAAATCCAGCCGAATCCCTGTCCTTTCCACCACTCATCCACGACATCTTTAAGATTACGGAGCAGATTGGGAACGGTGTCAATTGGGGCAGCTTCACCTAACTGACGTTCAAGTTCGTGGATGCGACCGTTAAGCCTGCGAATGTCAGCGTGTTTCTCTTCAATTCTCTGCGCGGCTGCCGAAGCATAACCTAGTGGTTCGCAAATTTCCTTCGTGTAATGATCCATGAGGTTGCACATACTGTCTCGCATCTCGGCCGTTAAGGTATCACCTTCAACCATTTCACGGATGTAACTAGCACCATGCATTAAATCTTTGGCGGCTTTCATGGCTACAACCTTTTGGTCAGGTGTTAAAACAACTATGGATAAATTGGGCTCCTTGATATCCATCCGCTTACCTTCCTTCTACATAAAATTACCCCGACCGAGAGTTTTAGCTATTTCCGCCCTGTCGCAACCTAGTCTTGCGCACCGTGTTGCTATGGCACAACACTCATCGTTCATGGTGTTCCAATAGAGAGATCCGCCCATGTTGTCCCGGAGCGCGACATGTTCCTTCAACTCGTTCATGAGCTCATCCTTCTCGCTTAATTCAAGTGCATCATTAAGGGTTTTCATTATTTCTTTCACCTCCTCTCGAATACTTAAGCTACCCGTCCCCTCTGGAGTGCCATGAAACAACCTAACGCAATGTCAACCGCTTCCTTAGTGCTTGTCCTCCGTTTAAAGGCGACGCGGTTAACTTTCACATCTGTTCTGACTAGGTCCATGACTGTGGCGAATTCAGAGCTTGATAATGGACCGACGAATGATTCTAGGATCTTACGGAGCATCGTCTTCGCTCCCTTCCTCATCCAAGAGGCTATGGAGCATTTCACGCACCAGCGCAATTGAGTAAGTTGAGCCATCTGGCATATTGCGCATGTCATGGAGTATGTTCTTGATCCCTTGGCTAATTCCAGAACCGTCTGGCGAGGATGGTGGGCCGTCGGGGTGGGGTTCGTTATCTCCAACTGCCAACGCTTTTATAACCCTTAAAACGTTTTCGGTATCTCTTCGATACAAATAAGCGCTCCCTGTTGCATTCGCTACGTCAACCATATCTCTAAGGATTTCAGCAGCTTCCTTGCTTGCTGCCTTGAGTTTCTCGAGCTGCAGTTTTAATATTTCGTTCTCCGCTACGATTCGCTTAAATGTTTCGAGATCCGTTACCTTTACTTCTATTTGGAAGTTCTCCACTTTCCCTTCCTCCTTCCATGTATGTTGGCAAGTATTGCACATCATTTTTCGAAAGTATGAGTCGAAGTACGATAGGCAACCACATTTGGGGCATAACTCCATTGCTTCCTCCTTTCCCCTACACAATCCTCAACGGGCACCACTCTGGCGATAACTTCGTATTAATTGAAGGAATACGGGTCGCGTTATTCCTCTTCGTGGCCTCTGGCGATCTAGGATGATTGCAGAAGCTTTTGTGTCCAGAGTGCAGAATCCAATTGCAGGACTTACATTTTGGCATGGTCAAGGTTTTTAGATATCCGCCGGGAGTTGTTGGTTTAGGGTCTGGTAGGTTTTCAAATGTCGGGGTTAGCGTTAGGCCCTTGATCCACGCTGTTAGGGATGCTTTTGCCATGCTTTCCTTCACCTCGCTTTCGTTCGAACTTTTTCCCGCATGAAGGGCAAAATCTAAACATGATTTGCTCAAGCTCATCTACCGTGTCACCATTAGGCAGTTCTTGGACCGTTTTTAGTAGCAGGGCCTCTATTTCGCTGCAGTTGCAAAACGGATCGCACGGGAGCAACTCAAGCGTTTGGTAAAAGTAGACGGTTTTATTAGCCAGCTCCTTCGCGAGCTCTCGAGATATCTCGATGTTCTCATTTGATTTTGCGCGGCTGCCTTTGGTGATCCATCCAATTCGTGGTGATCTGTTGATCTCTAATAGTGTTTCAAACGCCTGGTCTTTGTTGGTGATCTGCTCTTTCGTGGTTTTCACCTCCTTATAAACTGCTGAGTGATTTCTCGGTATTTTTTGCCCCTTTTAATACATCTAGGGCCAATGCAAGGGTATCTGCCCGTTCCTGTTCGCGGCTTACATATTTATTCAGAAGTCGTTCCATTAATAGGCTACCAGTCAACATGCCTTTACTTGTGGCTATAAATTCATCTAAGATCATTGCCCCATTACTAAGAACTGTGTCTTGTTCGCGTTGAAACAGTGATATAAATAAGGCATTAGCATCTAGTGAATTTGCCAGCATTTCACAGACAGCCTCAATGGGTAGCGTTCCATTCTCTATATCCTGCTGGATGGTTTTTGCTTCCGTTTTGTTCACATCCCTCCATCACCAATGTTTTCACAGCATTACTCCATCTTGATACATGCTTTTCCTCTCTAGTGTCGAAATGGTAAGCTGTTCGGACTATCCATGTCGATACGAAACGAGGTGATTAATAATTTGGAAATTGACTTCGATAAATTACTCAATGATTTTCTAGAAAGATATAATGAGAAAAACCCGAATCCAGACAATAACGCTTTTGTTGCACTGAATGCAAGAACCGCCAAGACTGCCGCGCAAGTCTGTGCCTCAATCCTTAGAGATTATGAGAAGCTGAAGCGAACTCAAGACCCTTAACGATTTCCTTAGCAATATCTTCCGCTGATACATCGCTCGATACATTGGCTAATAAGTTGACTACTATTTGCCGTTCTGAAACTTGCACTTTCGGTTCGGCTATTTCTTTTTCTTCCGGAAGACATTTTGCCATTTCTACTAACTCAATGATCGTTCTGGCTATCAGACAAGATTGATCCGGTGTTGTTGGCTGTTTTTGTCTGTCTTGTAATTCAACGATTTGCTCTTCAATGACAACTTTATAGTTCATCCCTTTTCACCTCCCTCCAATGACCAATGTTTTCACAATGCTAATTCAAGTACTTGCCATAAACCGTTTTACTAACCTGCAGATCCAGATTAAACTTTTCCTTGACTGCCATTAGACTTACGATCTCTTCGAGGATTTCCTGACGTTGCACGAGCATATCCGGTGTCATTTCGCTTTTTTTGACCATCTTGGGATAGCCGTGCAGGGAAGATACAGCCTTGTTGGCGATTGTGTTGGCTTTAATGAAATCCACCTGAACGGGTTGTGCTAGGTTGGATTTTAGGCGATCCATAGTTTCGCGTTGGTGGTCTTTGTCGAGAGTTCGGAAGATTTGAAATCCTTCGATGTTAGGAGATTTGCGGAGCACTTCAACTACATCCCATACCCAATCCATAAAACTATCAGCCTTTGGTTGGCGACTCCATCGACAAATCTCGTAAACTCCTTTTGCGAAATAAACGCAGGTGTCGTATTCCTTCCCGTCAGTACCCCTCAGTTTGAGGGTAACTGAAAGTTTGTCCAATCTCTCGCGATGCTTTGAGTGCAAATTATCAATAGCTTTTTGTGGGTCTTTATATTCCAATGCCCTCCCGATCTGCTCTCTTGTCATTAAGATGTTTTGATTTCCATCTTGCCAAAAGTCGCATTGAATAGTTCCGAAGGTTTCCGATTTAACTAATGTTGGGTTGGTCATAGAAATCCTCTCCTTGCAGGAACTTCCTCCCATCCGTTGAATTGGTAATTGCTAAGGTTATCAGCCAAAGAAAGGAGGTAGGTGATATGATTGTTGGATTTGCTGAATTCTGCAGTAACCCAAAGTGTAATTACAAAACTACTTATAAATTAATTCCTGGTCCCGAAGATTTCTGCACACGTTGTGGGGAACCGATGATAGTTAAATGTCCGAAATGCACTAAGGATTTTCCGAATAAAACTGAAATACATTGCCCGAGTTGTGGGACGAAGATTAAGAACGTTGAATAGCGTCTATCAGCTTAGCTCCACAACGGCCGCAGTAATTTGCCTCTCTTGAAAAACGGCCATTGCACTCAGGACAAGTTTTAATTAATTCCGATCCGCATGCACACCATAATCTTTTTGGCTGCTCCGAATTGCCGTTTGGAGTGGCCTTTTCTGTTTGCTTTTCCAGTTTGTTCACCTCGCTTTCTTGATTTCGTGCCCGAGCCAAGTTTCGATACGAATGTTCTTGGCTCACTTCCATTATTTACAGGAATTCTTTTCCTTTTATCGAAATGGTAAATTAATAAAGGGAGGTGAGAATATGGGGATGAAATTCGAGGGCTTTGATAAACTCGAAAAGGAACTAAGGCGAATGGAATCAGCAGCCAAAGAACTATCCGAAGAAAGGGAGGTTTCGTTTGAAGAATTGTTTAATCCAGATTTCATGAGTGAGTACACTGAATTCAAATCATTCAAAGAGCTTCTGGAATCCGGAGGATTTAAGGTGAATTCCGTAGAGGACTTCGCAGCTATTCCGGATGATGAATTCGACGAACACATTTTAAGGACTACTAGTTTCGACAAATGGGAAGATATGCAAAAGACAGCGGAAATTAAATACTTCGAACGGAAAATTGAATTCTAGAAACTCCTTGGCTGCTTGCGAACTTACACTTCGTGAGCAGCTTTTTTCGCGAGTGATGATTCGAGTTCCAAATAAGCATCACATTTTTTCAAGTCATTACCGGAACTATCTTTGTAATCTCCTTTTTCGATGTGCTTTACTAGATTACTGAAATGATGAAGCAAGGACTTGAATTGATCCAAATCACAAATACGTATATTAGCTGCAAGGCTTGCCATTTACATTCCCTCCTTTTTCGTGACCGAGTTAAGTTTCGGTGCGGACGCCCGTCTATTTCAGATTCTTCTCAGCCCACAACCTTAATGATTCAGCATTATCCGCAATCATGTATAAGGCATCTAAAATTTGTTTGAACTTTGGTCTTTCTGCATCGCTTATCACTCCGTCAGCAGCAACGTTGATAAGCATATCTTTGATCGGAACTATATCCTGTAAAGCCGATAATGCTTTTAAGGTCAAGCGGTCCAAATCACCAGTTTCAACCGGACGTATTGTTTGCTTTCCAAGAGGACACTCCTTGGAGCAATAATGATTCGAAAGCTCTGGAGCATTATAAACGTGAGCCAGTAACAACACTTCTTCTGGATATGGAGTCAAGGTTCCGGCCTCAATTCGGCCAAGTCGTGTTCGCTCTATACCGGTGATCTCCGCTACGCCTTCGCGACTGCTAAACATTTCATTGCTCGTAATCGCGCTTATTCGAGCAATATGGAACGCATTACCTGCGCATTTAGTTGCGATTCTTGACATTTATTGCACCTTCCTTTTGTGAGATACTTTTAATAAGGGAAGTGGCGAAGAGTAAGTTGTGTCCTGTAGTCAACGCAAAGACTTGAATCCGAGGTTAGAAATATGGACCCATTGTCTTGGGTGTGGTTTTTAGCCTCCTACCACATCTTTAGGCTCGCCGCCATTTTCTGGGTGTTGGGTGTCTCGTTAACCAACTTTTTCACAACGGACATCATCCCTGCCCACGTATTCATAAAACCTAGTTGGAGAAATGTAGTAAGTCCACCTGGTGCTTAACTTAACTGCAGATCCGAATGGTAGGATTTCTCTCTGCAGTCCAATTCTTACGAATTGATCTGACTTCCCCATAATCTCGGCCGCTTCATGAACTGAGAGACTTTTTGTCCCCATCATACACACCAACCTAACTTGCTTGATTTTCTGATTCCTTGAATGTTTGCAGGGGTACGTCCAAAGCCTCGCAGATAATAAAGTATTCTTCTGCAAGCAGATTTCTTTTTCCATTCAAGATAGGGTTAAGGATATTTGTAGGAATTTTTGTTTTGGACGAAATGAAAGCTTGGCTTATCCCCTTATTCGCCATGTATTGCTTTATGCTAGTGCCTATCGTTCTATCTGCCACAGTTAATCAACCTCCCTTGTTCATGAATTATGAATTTATTACTATACTAGTTCATAATTTATGAACTGTCAACATACATATTCATATTACGTGAATATTTGTATTGAATATAAGTAAAGCTATGAAGTATAATGAGTTATTAAATTCAGAGCAAAGGAGGTATAGCGGTGGATGATATCAAGGAAATCAAGGAGAACATTGCCAGAAATCTTAAGTATTATCGTGATTTAAAAGGTCTTACGCAGCGACAGTTGGCTGCAGAGTTAGGAATTAAGCACAATACAATTTCTTCGTGGGAGAATGGGACAAATTCCATTGACGCTGCAGTACTAATGGAGATTTGCGACTTACTAGGAATTACTCTTGATGAAATGTATAGGGGCGAAAAAAGAGATAGCCCAATCAATGGGCTATCTGAAGGAGAGCAGTATGCTGTTTCATTATTTAGAAAGTTGCCAGACGAAGATCAATTAAAAATTATTGGTAGACTCGAGGTAATGACAGAAGGGTGATAGACGGTGAGAAACCCCAATGGCTTCGGAAATATTAGTAAGTTATCAGGAAAACGAAGACGACCATTCCGCGCAAGGGTCACTACAGGGTGGGAACTTGACGAAGATAAAGGTAAGCTTAAACAGCTTTACAAGCCTATCGGATACTTTAAAACGCGCCAAGAAGCCCTTCTTGCTTTAGCTGAATACCATAAAAATCCATATTCTATAGATCAAGCAATTACCTTCTCTGAGCTTTACGGAAAATGGTCGGAGGAAAAATTCAAGAAAACAAACTCAAAATCAACCATAAATGGATATAATGCCGCCTATAATCACTCTACAGACCTATATGATACGAAATTCACCGAGATCAAAAAACCACACATGCAAAGCGTAATTGACCAATGCGAGAAAGGTCACGGGACTTTAAAAAAGATCAAAGTTTTATTTAATCAGCTTTTCAAGTACGCACTTGAAAATGATATTGTAGATAAGGACTATTCGAAATTTGTCGAGATAGGAGAGAACGAATCAGAAAGCACCCGGAGGCCATTTACACAAGATGAGATTGCGTTATTAACTAATAACGTTGATAGGATGGATTTTATAGACACCACTTTGATTATGATTTATACCGGTCTACGTGTTGGCGAATTACTTTTGATAAAAACAGCAGATATCGACATTGAGAATAGGACCATGAAAGGCGGCCTCAAAACAGCAGCAGGGAAAAATCGAATCATACCTATTAATAAAAAAATCCTCCCATATATAGCTGAGAGGAAGGATAAGGGGCACGAGTTTTTAATCGTAAATCACGAAAACAAACAAATGAAGTATTGGAATTACTACGAAGAGAAATGGAAGATTATTATGGAGCAATTGGAAATGCCAGATCATCGTCCGCATGATTGTAGGCACACCTTCGCCACTCTAATGGATAATGCCGGCGCGAATAAGGTGAGTATTAAAAGAATTATGGGACACGCCAGTAATGATATCACCGACAAGGTTTACACCCATAAAGATATTGAGGAATTAAAAAAAGCAGTAGATTTGATTTAATTTTTTTGTGTCATACAGTGTGTCATACTTGTGTCATGCAACTAAAATTTTATAGGGTTTTATAGGTTCATAAAAAATAAGGAATCCCCCAACCATGCATGGTTGGGGGATCTGTAATTTCTTCACAATTAACGTTTGGAGAATTTGACACTAGCATGTAAAGCGGATTTTCGTCCAGTTTGTGTCCTGCTGGTGTATTACATACAACACCACGTAAGGTCTCTAAGCTTCTTCAGACTTCGAAAAACATCTCCCTAAACAACTTAATACCATCATGAAATCCTTGCCTATAGGCAGCGCTTAATGAGGAATTTTCAATCATTGTAGACAGTTCTTCATACCTTACAAATAGGTCCTGATCTGAAGTCATTCTTTCTCTGATGGTATTACTTAAGGATATCAACTCTCTCTCGATCTTGCTATCATTGTCACACTTCGTACCAGCAAAAACCCTTTCTTCTATTAAGTTATCCACAATTGCATTCAATAACCTTTTGGGACGAATGTATTCTTCTGTACTCATTTTTATGCTCAACTCCTAACTCTCTGCCGCAATTAGAACATCTTTTCTATATTAGAACACATGTTCTAGATTTACTTCAAGGGGTATCTTGTCGAATACTAAATAAATAATTTACTGCTACTTCCTTAAGAGTGATTGCAGATCTACGTCTAGACATTCCGCTATTATGGCTATTGTTTTTATTTTCGGGATCTCCCTTCCCTCCTCGATAGCCGCTATGTGCCCCTTGCTTAACTTCGTGACTTTAGCTAATTCCTTTTGAGTCCATCCTCTATCCTTACGGAATTCAGCGATTCTTTTGCCGACCATTCGTGTATGCCATTCCCTTGATGCTACCTATAAGCTTACATCTTGAGTCGTGTCGAATTTGGTAATTACGACTCCCGAAACAAGTGCATAGTTTACGCTAAATTTGCTAATTAATCGACACTACAATTGATATGTTATCACATATATTAGTAATTACCGTCTATTTTTCAGAGGAAATGTTCCTTGATTGCCGAAAGTAGACTTCGGTGATGAGAGAGTGTATCAACCCAAAAATAGACTTGAAGAAATAATGCACAGAAATAAAATAACACAAAGAGAGCTTTCTAGATTAACAGGCATCCCCCAGAGTGACATAAGCAAAATAATTAATGACCGGAAAGCCATTTACCTTACTACCGCTCAAAAGATAGCCAGAGCCCTCGGAAGTAAGGTTGATTACATATGGCCTTATTATTAAAATAAAAAGAAGGATTTCTGTTATTTATATGGAATATTTTACCTGTGGTGATGATATGAATAGTAGGTTGTGGGAAATCCTACGAAAACAAGGTGTTAGTCAAACTAAGCTTTCAGAAATAACAGGTATTAGGCAATCAGAAATAAGTCAAATAGTTAATGACAAAAAGCCAAATCTATCCCTTCGTATAGCGTTAAAAATCGCTAAAGCATTAAACACTAAAGTCGAATATATTTGGTATGATTGGCTCGATTAAATTGGGCCAATTTTTTTATTTTATTTTTTTAGCGTTTACGAATAATTATCGGTAATTACTAATAATATTACAACAGGTAATTTGTGACACAGACGGAACACCCTTGAGTCACAGCTAAAGCACACACGTAGCACAGGAGGTACACACATGAGCGACATAACAATTCTTAAGGCAAGACTCCGTAAGCGAGACAAAGACATTCAACAAGCTGTAAAGAGACTGAATCTTGAGGAAGGAGAAATGGCTGATATGGTCAGGGATGGAGTTCGGCTGAAGTTGGCTGAGATGGGAGCGTTAGGTAAGCTAGCAGACCCCATCACCCCAGCCGATGCACGTCTCATAGCTCATGAACTCATCCGATGCAAAACCCATCCTGCCCCAAACGTTTGATATCCCTCTGCTTCAAACGTTTTCCATCTCAAAATACAAAACGAGTGCACAAACGTTTAACACCCCGTATTCCAGCCCGTTTGCCCTATCAAACGGTGAACAAGCTAAAAACCGCATAAACACTAGCCAAAACCCCGCGAAGAAGAGAAGGGAGGAACGAAGTGACAACAGAACGACATGATCTTTACGACCACGCCATGAGGCAGTGGCGGCGCGGCAGAGAACGAGGCGGCGGTATCCCCGCCAAGATCTACGATGTCATAGTCCACGTCTACGGAGAGGATTACCGTCCCCTCATCATCGAGAAGAGACTCGACGAACCCAAGGAGCCTAAATCTAAATCGGAGGCCCCTAAGAGCCTGAAGGAGATCATAAGCCGAATCAAGTCCATGGATGACCACTCTGACGAAACATGGTTCTTTGTGATCAACCTCCCGCCTGGACACAACTTCGAGAAGTTCAAGTCCTTAGAGCAGACCTTTGCTGATGCTTTAGGTGAGGATGGCACCTGTCAGATCGAAGCCCACGGAATGGCGGTGCATATGACAGTTAGTAACGTGGACCGCAAGAAGTCCTATCCCTACGAGTTCGACCCCTCCCCCTATATCAAGAAAGGTATGCTACTCCCCTTCCCTGTGGGCTACTCCATTAACGGACTTGTCGTCAAGGATCTTGCCGAAATGCTCACACTCCTCATCGTTGGCATGATGGGCAGCGGGAAGTCAAACATCGAACACGTAATCCTCTATACCCTTCTGAGTATGAACCGCATTGACCAACAGCCTCGTGTAATACCCGTTATGCTGGATCCTAAACTAGGTGAGTTTCAGTATCTCGAAAAGCATGGACTTTTGTGGGCAAAAAAACCCCATCACATCGAAAAACTCCTGCAGTGGGTTAACGACGAGAACGACCGTAGGGCTCCGATTGTTAATTCAACCGGCGCAAGAAACTTTCCGGAGTTCCTTCAGATCGGGCACAAGATGCCGGCAATCGTTCTGTGTTGCGATGAGATGGGAGAGTTAACAAAGGATGCCTATAACTCCTATCATCGGCTTCTCCATGTTGGCAGATCTCAGGGAATATTTACTGTCGGAGCAATCCAACGCCCTAGTTCCGGTGCGCTCGGTAAGATCGGTTCATTCCCTGAGTTGAAAGCTATGTTTGACGCTAATCTCGTTTACCGGGTTAAGGATACCGTGAACTCCAACATGATTTTAGGCAATAGCAAAGCAGCCTTCATACCAAAGAAGGCTAAGGGCCGAGCAATATTCGACTGGGATGAAGAGATAGAGGTTCAGTCTATGTATTTCCCTTCTGTTGTTTCCGATCCCGACCGTTACCACGAACTCCTTTCCAGACTCCCCCAGTTCGCTATGCCATACGAAGATATTCAAGGCGAGGTGCATGACTATGAGCAACACAAGTCAAGCAAGTCACGTAAAGGGCTACTCCCGAGATTTACGGGTTCTAGCTCACCTAGAGCGCTGCAACTGCTTGAACACGGATCAAATCCATTTGCTTGAGTTCGCTGGATTATCTGTGGAAATGGTCCATCGTTGCACTAGGAGGCTAGTTAAGAAAAAACGTATTAAGCGCGGAAATCGTATATCGTTTTCCGAGAAGGATTACTTTTGGTTAGTTGACGAGAAGGCCCCAAGAAACGTCGAGCACACCATTGGGAAGAGTTGGATCTATACCTTTATGACCATTAGGGCCAGGGAGAGCAAGTTCCATCTAACCTTCCAGAACGAACCAAAGGAATTTCTCCCCATCGTCCAACCGGATCAATTTATCACGTTCAAAACTCCCGAACTAAAACCTTTCTTTTGTGAATTTAATCGGCACGAATCCGGTAATGAGTTCAAGAAGATTAAGCAATACAATGATCTGGCAAAAAAACTTATTCAGGAGAAATCCCAAGGGGCCCGTCCTCATTGGTGGATTGACTTGAATAAGGAGCAGAATTTTACCATCCTCATTGTGACAGATGGACCAACTGACATCATTCAGAAAATCGTTAAGAATGATCGGGCCTATTCGTACCTCGTCGAAGTCCTAACCCTAGATGAAGTCAAGAAGTTTTGTTTCAACGTACACAACGCGAAAAAGGGGGAATCGCAATGTTCCCAGGAATCTCAGCGGCAGCCCCAATCCTCTCAATACTCGGGATTGCGGTTGGTCTCCAAGTTATAAAGCTGGGTCTTAAAGTTTTCGGGAAGTCTGAGTGGATTTATTACGCTGAAACCCTTGCGCTAATTTCTGTTTCTGGAATGGTCCTTGCCGCTTCTATCGGTTTTCTTAAGCAGATTGGCGATGTGTTCAAATGATCGCTGATTTTGTTAGGCTAAGTGCCTTGTATCTGGTTGTTTATTTATACGTTCGTCATTCTGCCGGCAAAGATATGGCGATGCTCGTTAAGTGGTTAGGTGTCGTTAGTCTTGGGTTGATGGTCCTGTCTGGGGTAGCCGCACCATTTAAACAACTCAGTAACGATATTCATGTAGCCGCTCAGACCTATAGCCAAGGACGGGATAAGGTTAATGATTTACTCGGCGAAAGCAAAGGGGTCCAGAAGCAAATCGGAGATGCCGTTTCCCCGGCCGGGAGCGTAGGATATCAGGGGATTTGGGAGAGATTAACCGGCAATGCGAAGTTTGATTGGCCGGTGAAGGGAAAAGTTACCCAAGGCTACAACGAGAACAATCACGGACTGGACATTGCTGGGAAGATAGGCGATCCGATTAGGGTTAGTCGTCCCGGAACGGTGGAGAAAGTTGCTGAAGATAGTACTTATGGGCTGTACATCATCATCGATCATGGCAATAATTACGGAACGCTTTACGCCCACTGCTCAAAGGTATTAGTACCGGAGGGAAAGATGATTCTAGGCGGTGACAAGATTGCTGAGATCGGGACTACCGGGAATTCAACAGGTCCTCACCTGCATTTTGAGATTAGGATTGGAGGGAAGGCTGTTGACCCCAAAGATTTTATGAAGTGAGGTGTTTCGCGTGAAAAAACCAATTGTCGGGGTGATTAAGAGTAGGATTACTGCCGAAATATGGTATTGGAAGATGATTGTAATGTTTGCCAAGTTGAATACTCTTTTGAGGATTTCCCCACCAGATAGGGAAACTATAGAGAAACTTCTGAAATCCCTAGAAGAATTAAAGGCAAAATTGGAGGTTGATTAATATGATCTTAGTCCTGCGCAAGTCTACTGTTCGTCGTACACTCGCCATTGCCACGCTGATGATTCTAGTTGGCATCTCCCTATCAAACCCCTTCATGGCACAAGCAACAACCCCTAGCGCCTATCTGAACACTTCCCCATTCGCGTTTTATCTCTATCCAATGCCACAAAATAACCCCATCTCCCTCAACGGAATGTTCTGGTCAGAGGATCATCCAGCACTGGGTTACGCACCATTATCAACATGGGAAAGGATAGCCAAAGGAAAACAAATAGCCATCGGTATACCACGAACAATGGATGCAAGTAGGTTGGATAACGTTGGTAATAAGATAGGTAACTACTTGAAGAATAAGATCAAAGGCCAACTCAATAACGGTAGATACGACAAAGATGTTTTTAAATACAAACGGACGATTGACCCGGATCACGGGGTGACGGATGAAATCACAGTTGAGATCGGGAGACATTTTAGGGATAACCGCAACTTTGAGGACTTTGCCGGGACTGTGAAGAATCATTTGGTCACGGACGTTGATATCGAATCGGTTGTTAATCCGAGGGATGAGGTCCCTGCACCTGCCCCCACTCCGGAAGCCGCAAAGGCAGTTGGGAACACACTCATACTCGGAGGAGTTGCGCTGATGTTGTTGAAGCTCTTGCCGTTGCTGGCGTTGTGACCGTTGCAAAACTTAGCGTAAAACAATTAATCCTGTCGAGTTGCAGGAATAGCCCGGCTTATAAGGAAGAGATATAATTGTATGCGAAGATTAGGAGAGTGTGTTAAATGGCAAAGAAAGAGAAGCAACAAAAACCGATAGACGCATTTAAGATTTATTTAAATCAGTTAGGAATCTTTCCGGCGCTTGTCACGAATGTTCAAGGTAAGTCAAATTCATATTTAGTCTTTTCGGCTACGGGATTTGAGCAGTACGATTTTAAGAACGGGTCTGCCAGTAAGTTGTCCGAAGATAAGTGGGAGAACTGGACAAGTGCAACCGTTGACCATTTGTTTACTCAGTCAGTATTTATGCTAAAAAGCGATACCAGGACTTATGAATTAAAGGTAAACCAAAAAGGCAAAGAAGTTGCTTCTTTAATTACAGCAAATACCAATATACGCTTAGAGGAAATTCCTCGAAAATGGTGGAATAAAATCTTAGGTTTTCGGTCGAAGACTAAGTGGAAAATGGCTGTAGCTATCGTGGGCTATCTAGTTATATTTGGCGCGATCGGAAATATCGTCGGAGGAGAAGATGCCACATCGCCAAAGACAGCTTCACAACCAGGGAAGACCGCTGAGCAGATAGCTCGCGAAAAAGCTGAGGCAGCTAAGATTACAGACTCAGATAAGGCGTTATTGATTATGAGCCAATACAAATTATTTACTGAAGATGAATTAAAGCATTTCGCCGAAATTGAAGACAAATATTTCAACCATCTAAAAGATTCCGAGAAAGCTGAGGTAAAGGAGGATTTTGAAAGACTATATACCCAAAAGCAATACCAGACATGGGTTAAGGGGCAATTTAGCGTTTGGGATGGATCGCATACCCATCTGGTAGATTTACTCAAAAAGAACCTGAACGACCCAAAGAGCTTCGATCACGAAAAAACGACATACTCGGATAAAGGCGACCACTTAATCGTTAAGATGACATACAGGGCTAAAAATGCCTTCGGGGCATTAATCCTTCAAAACGTTACGGCTAAATCAGATTATAAGACCGATACGATTAGCGTAATATCGCAAAATGATTAACCACTATTGAAAGGAATGATCCCATGCACGACGCATTCCTTCTCCCTAACACTCTTCTCTTCCTCTGCCTATGGTTCCTGTCCCTCATTCTCCTCTACTACCTAATCAAGATGGCTGTCAGGAATGGTGTACGACAGGCAAATTCGGAGTTGATCGAGTCGGTGAGGGAGATTGAAAAGTCGGTCTACGAAATAAAGATCGGGATAAACAAAAAGGAGAGCGGCTAAGCTCTCCTTTTACAACACCTTATCGCACTGGGTTTAATCCCCGGTGTCTTTTTATGCTCTTGCAACTAACAAATATTGGCGCTATAATAATAGTATACAAAAAGTTTACAAGTTTACCTAAGTAAACACCGCTTATATCAAGGGTAAAAAGTATACCTATCTTGGAGGAGGTTTTAAATCATGTCGGATGAAAAGGAAATTAAGGCAGTCCCGCCTACATACTCGGTAAAAACCACAAGTGACATTACTGAATCTGTGGGCGAGCTATTAAAAGTAACTGGCCTTAGCCAAAAAGAACTATTCGCGGCCATGGTTACACAATTCAAAACGAATTTATTAGCCAGTAGCGACACTGAGCAAACCGAGGATATGCAGCAGCTTCGTTACCACCTATCCCATGCCGAATCAATCTTTACAAACATGGTCCAGAAACTTCATGACCTGAAGGAAAACTTCACAGAAAGCATCGATCAAGAAAAACGAGTGCATCAAGGAATTGTCGACCAGGTAGATAAGAGTCGTCTTCATGCTGAAGTTGAGCGCGACAAAGCTCGGTTGGATTTGGCCGAAATTCAGGATCAGCTCAAAGAGCTTTCTGAGAGAAATAGCGAGCTTGAAGCCGTTAATAAATCTAATCGTATAACTATCGAGCTACTAACAAATCAAAACGAAACCTTGGAGGCGCGGATCGGGACCGTGGCTGAAATGGAAGCTGAAGTACAAGAGCTTAGGGCGCAGCGCAAAGAGTCTCGGCGCCAAATCGAAAAACTCATTACAGAATCATCTCAACATCTCCATGTGATCGAAATCAAAGAGCAAGCTATTACAACCAGAGAAAAGACTCATGCCGGCGAATTGGCCTCTATGCAAAAAATGGCTGACCTGCAGATTCATGCGGCAGGGATCGATGCCAATAATCGTGTGCTCGAATCAACAGCTAAACTTAAAGACGAATATACGGTCAAAATCGATACTCTCCAAGATCGGATTCAGACTTTGACCGCAAGGATTCACGAGTTCGAACTTGGTAAAACACGGACGAAGGTGTGAAATTATTGGTCCCTGACGAAAGTGGGGGCTTTTTTTATTCGTAAATTATTACGAAAATACCCCTGTTTATCCCTTGACGCATAACGTAACGTGCTGTATAATTAATTAAGATCAAGAGTTGAGAGCGAGGGAATGAAATGGAACTAAATAAAAATGATCTAAAAACAGTCCTGGACCTACTGAATGATAAACTTGATACAATCAACAATGAGGTTGCATTAATGGGACGCGAAAAATTTGACAGCATGCTGATGGAGAAAAGTAAATTAAGCATACTTAGAGAAAAGGTACTGAGTGGATTACAGCCAGTAGCAATCGAGGAAGAATGGTCGATGTTTGGAGTTTAGGAATTAGGCCAGCCGGGCCAATCCGGCGAAAGGGCGTTACGAAATGGAAAAAATTGAAATCGGTAAATGGGAGCTAGGGCCAGAAATAGTGGTCAGGACATCTATGGGATCACCTACTGTCTATATTCGGAATTGGGATGGGGAGCACTATTCGATATGTGAGCCTGATTCAGAACAGGCTAAAAATTCGCCGAAATGGATGATTCCTGAAGCGAAGAAGCTTCAGGAGATGATTAACGAGACATTGTATCCTGAAATTTCCTAGCCCGCTAGGCCCAGTCCTGTGCAAGCCAGGACCACCCGAAAGGGTGCGGCGCTCAAGGGTTATAGGCCCAGAAATAAGGAGGATGAAGCCATGAACCTAATAGAACTAACCAGCGAAGCGTTTGAAGCAGTAAAAAACTTTAAGTTCGGCCACGGTCGTTACGCAGTTGTCGTAACCGGAGAATATCCTTTCGGTGAATTCTCTATTGAGATCCGTATTAAGGATAATGAGATTAGTCAAGTGTGGGCAAGTAAGCGAGTAGCGCCTGATCATGGTTCTAGCTTTAAGGTTACACCTGCGCCTCACATGACGATTAGCGATCAGATGTTGCAAGTTGACGTATTTTTTAACCAGATCGTGAACGAGGGAAATTATGATCACGTCGAGGTATATGCAAAGCCAAGCGATATGGAAGAGATCTATCGTAAAAAGTTTTGGATGTCCGAAATACTAAAATTCAAGTCGATCCCTGAGCTCGTAGAGTTAGGCAAAGAAGGACGCGAAGCATTTGCTCAGTATCTCAAGTCAGTTGACAAGATCGTTGGCGAAGGTAATGAATATCATCCCGACTGGATGGATTCCATCTTCGACGCGTGCGATGAGCTAGGATGGGACGCTGACAAGTTTGTGGCTTGGATGTGGGGCAGTGGCTAACTACACCGTCACCCGCTCCTGCGGCCACGAGGAAACCGTGGCCCTGATCGGGAAAACTAAGGACTGCGAATGGAAATTAGAACACATCGAAGCCGACAAGCTCTGCTCCGAATGCTACCAAGTCGATCTGCAACGCCGTCGCAAAGAGGCGAACCGAGAAGCTGCCGAAGCCGCGAAGGATAACAATCTCCCTGCACTAACCGGCACAGAGAAGCAGATTCCGTGGGCCGAATCAATCAGGATAGAACTGCTTTCATACATGGATTCGGTTGCGGCAGATAAGCGATTAGGGCACATTGATACCCAAGCCAATATGCGGGATGCGATCGAACACATCAAGGCGGGAAAAACAAGAGCCCACTGGTGGATAGATCGACGGTTTTTAGTTAGGGACTCACTAGGGGTCATGAAGCTTTTAAACGCAGAATTAGAAACGATCAAGCATGAAGAGATTATGCCGCCTAAGGAAGTTGTCAAGGATATTCTTGCGGAAGCCACCGTCCGGCCGGAGAATCCGAAAACTGAGACTGTCGCAGAAATACGCATCCTTGACGATCTGCTAGAAATAAGATTCCCCGAGAAACGAGATAGTTTCCGCGAACTTGTGAAAAAAGAACTAAACATGGTATGGTCCGAAGGATCATGGAAACGAAGAATAAGGATGAAGAATGGCACCATTGAGGACCGCGCTGCTGAAGCCGGAAACAAACTCCTATACGCAGGGTTCTCCATCCGGATCTTCGACGCTGAGATCCGCGAGAGAGCAATTAACGCCGACTACAAACCAGAATGTACACGGTGGATATCTCGTGTAGTAGAGGGTAAATACTTCGGATGGTTCGTTATTTCGTGGTCGCGAGACGAAAATCTGTATCGACGAGCTAAATCCATCACTGGTGCAAAATACGATAAGCCGAATGTAGTCGTTTCGCCTGAGCACTTCGCGGAGGTGCTAGACTTTGCGGAGATGTATAAGTTTGAGATTTCGAGCGGAGCTAGGGATGTTATCACAAGAGCAGAGGAGGTGCGTAATAACTCGATTATCGGCATCGCCATGGAGCCGAAAGAAAAGGATTATGCCGTTGTAACAAGCAGGGCTCCAGTGCTAGAAATACCTGACGATACGGAGGTGTTGGATGAATTTAAAGACTAACCTTCTCCCCCACCAAGTACCGGCTGTAGAAAAAATGGTTCCCACTACCATAGGCGGACTCTTCATGGACATGGGGACAGGGAAAACGAGAACAACCTTCGAAATTGTTTACCGTCGCCAACATAAGATAGACAAGGTTGTTTACTTTTGTCCAGTATCACTCAAAGAAACCGTGCGGCAAGAGATACTCAAGCACACCGACTGCACCGATGCCGATATCTACGTTTTTGGGAGCAAGACGCGGGAGCGATCAATACCGAAGGCGTTGTGGTATATTATCGGCATCGAGTCGATGAGTAGTAGTACACGCATGGTCTTGGCTGCGAATAAGCTAATCACGGCTAAAACGTTCGTTATCTTGGACGAATCGAGCTATATTAAGGGCCACGACTCAAAGCGCACGACACGGATCACGGCCATGAGCGCGCGCTCAAGGTATCGCCTAATTCTAACCGGCACTCCCCTCTCCCAAGGTGTTGTAGACCTTTACGCACAGATGCGTTTTCTCTCGCCCAAGATCCTCGGGTATAACTCCTTCTACAGTTTTGCTGCCAACCACCTTGAGTATTCCGAGAAGTTCCCGGGTCGGATTGTGAGGAGCCACAACACCGCATACCTAGCCGCTAAAACTAAGCCGTATGTCTACCAAATTACAAAAGAGGAATGTCTTGATCTCCCTAAAAAACTCTACGAAACACGATATTTCCATATGACTGATAAACAAGCTCACGAATACCACTTAGCCAAAGAGAAATTCCTAGCCGAATTGGACCGCGAAGATTTTAACTCGACTTCTATCTTCCGCATGTTTACGGCCCTGCAGGAGATCGTATGTGGATTCTGGAATTACCGCGTTAAGGGCAAAATGAAGTTATTCGAGTTCCGACATTACCGGATGGAGACATTTATGGATGCGGTTGCGGATATCCCTGAGGGCAAGAAGATCATTGTCTGGGCCAAGTTTATGTATGATATACGCGGGATAGTAAAAGCTCTGTCTGATAAGTACGGCGAGGATTCTGTTTCACAATTCCATGGAGGGATCAAGGAAAAGGACCGTCCCGCACAAGTTGGACTATTCCGAGGACCAGCGCGGTTCTTTGTGTCAACCCCGAGCTGTGGCGGCCACGGCCTAACCTTGAATGAGTCGCACTTTGTCATATTTTACAACAACGGGTTTAAGTACTCTGAACGTTTACAGGCCGAGGACCGGGACCACCGCATAGGCCAGGAGCATGACGTAACTTACATCGATATTTATTGTTCCGGAAGTATTGACGATAGGATCAATAAAGCGTTGTCTAACAAGGAGAATGCCGCCGCATCGTTTCGCCAGGAGGTGGAGAAGTCTCAAGGTGATAAAAACAAACTTAGGGAGTTGATTAAGGGTTTATGATCAGAATAGGCCTAAACAGCCGTGAGAAACAAAAGGAAATCGACGCATATCTGCAAGCAACCGACATCAAAAAAGTCTATTGTTTCTACTTCAAGAAGTTTCCGGTCAAGTACAGCGTACCAATCGACATCGAGTACATCGAGTACGCAGACATCGAAATGTATAAGTTCTTCTACCGACTTCTTGAAGAGATAGATAATACATGCCTTATCATTATGGATGGCTGCATGCGGACCGCGAACCGAAGTGAGTTGATCTACAACTGTGCTCACCACTATCTTAACCAGACTCCACATAAGATTATCTTTGAGTTCTTCCCGATCATCTCCGATAAGAACGATTTCATGATCTTATTGGACTTTGATAATAAAGGCAAATACAAAGGGAAGTCCTTTGATTATGTATTTTTGCAAGCTGAGGATATTAAGATTAAGCCCTTCCGCGTCAAGATCGAAACAATCAACGTTGAGATCACTGACAAAAATAAGGAGCAATACGCGAAAAAACGGGACCAACTCTTCGATAATTTGGGTAATAAGGACCCAGATACTATACCGAGGTCCCTGCAACTATTCGCTGGTGATCTTAAGAAATGTGCAATTATCCCTGAGGAGTTATACGTCGCAAGAAACAAGCGATTCAAGCTAGATAACGTCAAAACCTATGACGAAATAGATAAACAAGGAAAATACATTGTTATTGACACTCACTATCGGCGACTAAGTTTTAACGATTTTATTAAAACGACTGGCATGGCCAAGATCAAATATCTAAGCACCACCCTACCTATCGACACCGTGATTGTTAACGAGTTTGTAACGTGGAAAGCGAGGTTGGATTCAATCTATGCTCAAGCAAGTTTATATAAATAAGTCGGTACTGGTCTCGGCAAAGGAGAGGATGTCGTACATTTTTGACGAGTTCGAGAACATTGTTGTATCGATAAGTGGCGGCAAGGATAGCACGGTCTTGGTTCATTTAGCGCTCTTGGAGGCTAATAAACGCGGAAGAAAGATCGGCATATTCTTTCTGGATGAAGAGGTGGTATACGACAGCACAATTAAGCAGATTGAGTACCTCATGAAACTGTATCCTGAGAACACTATCCCGCTATGGCTACAGATCGAATTTAAGCTCACCAACGCCACGAGTCTAACGGAAGGCCAACTCATATGCTGGGAAGCTGGCAAACACAAATTGTGGATGCGTAGTAAGAAAACCGGTTCCATTCAGCACAAACCATGGCCCATAGAAACGGAAACCGTCAGGGATAAAAACAAAGGATTTGGGTTTTATGATGCGTTAGAAAACTTTCAGAACTCCCGCGAAAATACAGCCTTTCTCGTTGGCCTACGCGCCACGGAAAGCCCCAACCGGTGGCGAGCTGTCGCTAAGAATCCCGGGTACCAAAATACTTTCTGGTGCACTAAGATGAAACGCGGAAGCGTTGCCTTCTATCCTCTCTATGATTGGAATTTCCATGATATATGGAAATATATCTATGATACAAAATTGAAGTATTCGAAAATCTATGACTATATGTACAAAAAGGGCATGGGGATACAGGAAATCCGCGTATCTAGTTTAATCCACGAGAAGTCCTTCAAGGCGCTGGTTGAGTTGCCGGAGTTTGAACCTAGTACTTATAATCGGTTGCTCAAAAGGGTTAAGGGTATCAGTATTGGCAATCTGTACGGCAAAGATTCTAAGATGCTAAGAGTTCAAAAACTGCCGAAGAATTACAAGACGTGGATAGAATACAGAGACTTCCTGCTTGAAACCTACCCGGACGAAACCAAGAAAGATATCTTCGTAAAGCGTTTCGGAAAACACCTCACGAATCCCCATGTTGCTCGCCAGCAGTGCCGTCAGTTAGTTCTGAACGACTACGAGAACAATCTCCCTATCGATAACAAGCCAGATCCCAGGGAGGCCACTATTAAGAAATGGAGGGAATTACTGTGAGAAGAATAGCTACTAAATACGGAGTCTACGAAATACCAGACTTTCCGAAAATAAAAACAAAGAAAGGCGATATATCATTCCCTGTTATGTGCCCTATCATCGTGCCGAGAGATCTCGTTCAGGCTAATAACTACAATCCAAACAGCGTGCCAAGAAACAACATGGAACTTTTAGAAACATCCATCTTGAGTAATGGAGTTTGTTTCGGGATCGTTACAGCATGGGATGATGATTTGGAAAAGTTCGTTATTATAGACGGTTTCCATAGAGACAGCATTCTGGAAATATGGTTAGATGCAGAAGAAATTCCAATCATTGTCCTAGACCTTACCCCAGCACAACGCATGGAGGCCACCGTCCAATTTAACCGAGCCCGGGGAGTGCATCAGGTGGAACTCATGGGTGATCTAGTGCAGGCCTTAATTGAGCAAGGTGTTCCTGACGAAGAGGTAGCACAAAAGCTAGGCATGGAAATCGAGGAAGTATTCAGGCTCAAGCAGATTACAGGCATTGCTGAGCTATTCAAAAAACAGATCTACTCAAAGTCTTGGGAAATGACTGAGGTGGATGAAGTTGGTTAAGTGGAACTATGGAGATGCTTACCTTCGTCACCCCATTAGTGATGGTCAATTCGCTATTTTCGACGACGGAAGCACCGTTAAGGTTCACAATATATTCGATCCCCTCCCGGGCATTATGTGGCCTGCTGATTTAATTTTCGTAGACCCACCGTGGAACCTTGGTAACCTGAATACATTCTACACAAAAGCGGAACGACAGGATTATCAAGACAGCTTTACAACGTTTTATAAAAGACTCTTTGAGTGCATCGCTGAAATAAACCCGGTAGTCTGTTATGTTGAAGTTGGGAAAGAGTATTTAAGCGAGTTTATACAGGAAATGAAGACTATTTATAAGCACGTTACATTTTATAACAGCACTTATTATCATAAAAAGGAAAATCTATGCTACGTTATTAGAGGCAGCGCAAAGCGTAAAAAGCTCCCGCTTGACTATATGGACGAGGAGGACATTATCGAGTGGGTTTGCAAGAATGAGGATTATATCTGTATTGGTGACCTTTGTATGGGGCGCGGATTAGTTGGAATAAACGCCCAAAAGAATGGTAAGAAGTTTGTTGGAACTGAGTTGAATCACAAAAGGCTATCCGTAATGCTTGAAAAAATATCAAAGAACGGTTTGAGTTATAGAGTTTTTAGGAGGTAATATATATATGATTGAGCTAAATTACATCGAAATCCAAGCCTTCCGAAAAATCGGCTACGGTTGTCTCCCTACTTTCGCATCTGCGGACGGCGTAAACTGGCAAACAGACCTTCTGGTCCGCCTATCCACCAAGGAGATCAAATCCCGAGAAATGAAAACGGCCAAGATCGAAATAAGCGTCGAATTACACTCAATCAACGGATTCCCCCTCATCCGGATGCCGATCACGATCCATGACTATCCAGGAGATCCATGCAAGATGGAAGTGTTTTTTAATCTCACTCGCGAGGACCATGTTAAGTGTATTTCTTCTCTTGCGTCTCAGGAAACCATAAACCTGCACCTGTTCGGGGATAATCTGGAATATTCGCATAGCAAGCCAATTACATGGTATCTACAGAAAGACGTGGTCAATATGCTGGTTAAGGCAGCTCCGATGGCTAAAGATAAGGTTGATTCCGATTTCGAACGTGCAAAAATAATATTCATGAAGGAGAATAATCTATAATGGCACAAGGCAAAGTAGTACTTAGATTCGATGTATTCCCGGAAGAAAAAGAATCCTTTGAAAAAGTATGCAAGGAACTCGGAATTACTAAGATTGAGTTCTTAAGGAGAGCTAAGGCACTTGCTGAAGCCAAACCTGATTTATTTAAGGAAAGTAACTGATAAAACGCAAAAAAGCCCCGAGTCATTACGACCCGGGGCTTTATCATGTCTATTTAATAACTTTAACTATCCTGGCCTTCGCCCTAATACGCCCATAGGCCGCTACTAATCCGCCGATAGCACTTGCTCCAACGACAAGATATTCAACGACTTCTTTCTGTGTGTTCGAGTCAATGTCAATGCCAAATATCCCAGCTAGTGCGGCTAGGACCGTAACAATTGCACCCCATAGGGTGAGGGATTTATACCATACTTTTTCTTCCTGCATTTAAATCATTCCTTTCATATTGACAAGCGCTTGCCGATTTACTATTTAAACGTAAAATATTCCAAAAAATATTCCCTTTTTTCGGTTAAAAATATTCCGAAATGCATTCACTTGATTTAAAAAGCCAAATCAACCACTTCGCTTGAACAGATAGACTCTTCATTTTTGGCATATTATTCGGCATATTTAGCATGAATTCTGACAACCACCCTGTCCCTTGTGGTGCTTGAGTTGCGGGGCATCAAGTATCTTTGCTTTTTATCCCCAAATCATCAAGTATGGGCATTACCCTAAATATTTACCGACTGCGTAGCTAATTTAATCTACCTCTGGCAATTCCACCGTCTGACCTGCAAGTACATGGGTGCAATCTCCGAGGAATTGAATCTTTCCGTCTGTGACAAAACTATGGCAAACCGTCCGTATTGGTTCGATGTGCTCTCCTCGCAGGATTCTTTCGGCCTCTTCGTCGCTGATCGGCTTTGTGCCCCGCACTAATATTGAAGGTGTAATAGTTGGCGCTTCTTGGTTTCCGTTCCATCCCCAGCCACTAGGAATATTTACTTTAACAGCGTGGTACTCGTTACATCCTGGGCACCAAATCCATAGCAGATTGTATTCTTGAGCACCGTCTTTGCATGGCCTAAGTTTTGCTTTAGGCATGTTAGACCTCCTTCCTACCTCAAATACTTCCCAACCGCCTCAGCCGTGTCGAACTTCGTCTCCCCAGAGAGAAGCACTTCGTTCGGGTGCTTGGTCGTGGCCCCGCCAACTATGATTAGCTGCTTGGCCCTCATAGCCTCGGCAGGAACAGATCGACCCTCACCACGCACAAACACCGCACAGTTGCCATTCTTGGCAGCTACGTCAGCCCCCGCCCAGAAATCCTCCTTGGTGTTTAGTAAAACCGCTACATCTAATCCCACGCCTATTACCCCCTCTATCCGCTCTACATAAGGCACTCCTGAACCCCGGCTAAACCCCCTGCATAACGCCGAAGCTACAATCTCATCCCAAGTATCCTGCTTCATCAGCGCTTCTTCCTCCGGATTGGAAATAAAGCCGATCTCCACCAAAACCGCAGGATAACCCTTTGTCTCCCTAAGTACGTGCAGGTTGGAAAACTTCACCCCTCGATCAGCGAGTCCGGTGGCTGCCACTAACTCCTTTTGGATCTCCCGGGCTATCTTCTCGCCCATCCCACCAGGCCCGAGCGCTATGGTTTCAACCCCATGCGCACCCGGATCAGCGAAGGAGTTGGCGTGGATCGAGAGGAAGGCATTTGGTTTGTAAGTGTTCGATTGGTCGGTGACATCGTCTAGGTCACCATCTTGAATGGCGAGTATATCCCAGCCGTTGGATTTCAGCTTTGCAACTACCTTCTCGCCAACCTCACGGTTCTCGGTAGCCTCTTGGTATCCCGTTGGTCCGACCGCTCCCGGATCATACCCAACGTCTTTTCGCCCATGACCGTAATTAATTACCGCTTTCATTTCGTTTCATCCCCTTTCTCTTGTAATTGAGTCAACACCTTGGTAATACCGGGCGGTAGCGGCACCCCGAGAATACCCAAGTTCTCCGTCACCGAAATGCCTTCCCTAGACACATAAAAGTAAATTGCCAGCGTCCGGAGAATCGGTGCAGAGTTGCCGACCATCTGATCAAGTTGAACGGCAATGCCTAACACAACAAGGATTCCGGCCTTTCGAAGTCCTCCCCAGTACATTACCTCGCTGTTTACTTTGTGATCCTTGACTGCGCCCAAGAATCCAGTTGCATAGTCGACGATCATGAGGCCAATTAAAACCCTCAGTGCGGCATCCCATCCTCCAAGACATGCACTTATAATTGTTCCCACTGCCGCGATAAAGGTGTTTAGAGTTAACTCTTTTGCGTTCATCTTTCGCCATCCTTTCGTTGCTACCCATAAAAAATGAAGAACGCCAGGGCTCAAGCCTCGGCGTTCTTTTCCACGTACTCCTTAAGAATAGTTATCACAAGATTGTTAAAACTTCTGTTCTGCCTCTTCGCTATTTCTTCCAATTCCTTCTTCATATCCTTTTCTATGATCAGGTTTGACCTAACCTTATCTTTCCCTATACTCAAAATAATCACCTCAAAGTTATTATACCATAGCTCAAAAGTATTGCAATGGTTACGTAACTATGTTATAATAACTTAAGATCAAATTTAAGGAGGGAAACAAGCATGACCAACGAAAAAATAGTCCACAAGGTTCACTTACTCTTAAATAAAGCCGCTAATAACCCAAGTGAAGAAGAGGCTCAATCCTGCATCCTCATGGCCCAAAAACTTATGATTGAAAATGGAATTTCTCAATCTGAGGTTGATGCACAAGGAGATAATATTCGCGTTAAAAACGTTGTCAGAATGAAGACGGACTACGAGCGACTAGCTTGGTGGAAGAAAGGAATTGCCCGAGTAATTGCAGAGAATTTTAGATGCCACAATTATACCAACACGCGAAATGGAAATTCATGCATTGTTTTCCTCGGGCTAGATCAAGATGTCGATTTGGCAAAAATAACATTCGAGTTCGCATGCGATTCTATTAAATATGGTGTGAAGCAATTTTCTAAGGAAAGAAAATCTAAGGGTATGAGCACCGATGCAGGATTACGAAACGACTATATGGGTGGTTGGATTCAAGGTTTACGCGATAGGTTTAAGCAACAAATAGTTGAGAGTAATTGGGGCTTAGTCCTAGTTAAGGATGCCCTAGTAATACAAGAATACGAAAATATGAAACTAAAAAAAGGTAGCCATTCAAGCATAGCTAGTTCCGGAAGTTCTTCCGCTCGTTCGACTGGTTACAAGGACGGAAAAAGCTTCAGTTCTCCAAATGGAAGAATTAGTTCTTAATAAACCGCCAGCCGGGGCCAATACCGGCGGAAAGGAGTGATAACCATGTTTGCAAACCTAACTAAAAAGCAGCTAATCGAATTACTAATCTCTATCAAGAGCGATGTTGAATTTATTGAAGAATGCGCAGTTGAAACCAAGAGCGACTACGAAAGGACCGGGGATGAATGGCGACAAGGCCGAGCTTCCGCGTATGAGCAGTCGGCCAAATGGATCAACGAGAAATTTGACAAATACGCAAAGGTAAGCACCCGTCCATAGCCTGGCAGCCGAACGAGTGCTCATAGAAGGACACCGGAGCGCCTTACGTTTATTATTGTAAGTGATCGCTCCGGGTTAGACAAGAGGAGTAGAAGATATGGCTCAAATACTTAGCTCGACCGCCGAGATCCTGCTGGAGCAGATAATGTGCGCCATTAACTCACTTTGCCCAAAAGTGGACAAGCTTCAACTCCAGCAGACTATAATCATGATCCTGTCCCAGTACGACATCAAACCTGCCTTGATTCCTAACGGCCATCCCGATCTAGCGGCTAAGATAAAGCTGTTCTTGGCTGGGAAACGTCTCGAAGGTCTAAGCCCTTTAACCCTAGATAGCTACACATTGGAACTCCGGATATTCTCCGAACACGTCTCGAAGGCCACTGATGAAGTAACCACATCTGATATCCGTCTTTATCTCGGAGAATTTGACTACCTTAAAACCTCGTCAATATCCAAGAAATTGTCTGTTCTGAAATCAATGTTCGGATGGTTGGCAGCAGAGAAAATAATTCCCAACGACGTAACCAAGCAGATCAAACCACCAAAAAAGGAGCAAAGAACCCCGAAGGCCTTGACTATCGAGGAACTGGAGATGATCCGCGAGGCTTGCGTAACCCCGCGCGAACGCGCAATGATTGAAGTCTATTACGCGACAGGCGCCCGTCTCACTGAAGTACAACAACTAAATCGCCAAGATATTGACTATCAGGCAATGTCAGTTCAAGTGGTCGGTAAGGGCAATAAAGAACGAACAGTCTACTTCTCATTCAAGGCCATGTACCACTTGCAGAAATACTTAAAGAAGCGTTCCGACACTGTGGACGCGCTATTCGTAACCGTGCGCAAACCATACAGGAGACTATCGACCAAGGGCATCCAACGCGAGGTCAAAATCATTGCCGGCCGCTCAGAGGTCAAGAAAAACGTGCATCCGCATATATTTCGCCATACTTTCGCGACGCTCATGTTAAACAACGGAGCGGATCTAGTCGCGGTCCAGGGATTACTCGGGCACGTGGATCCGGCTACAACGCTAATTTACTCTGTCCTGTCCGACGAAAAAAGAAAACAGTCGCATAAGCAATACTTGGTTCAATAACGCCTTTTGGGGCGTTTCTTTTTATTTACAGGGTTTTCCTCCTTTGTGTCGAATTAGAATTTATCTCTGACTATCCTTAACGAAAGTAGGGGGAAATATTTTGAATGATTTAACCGTCGGCATTGTTTCCGGAATTATTGCTACATATCTTGCAAAATGGTTACAGTATATCTTTAAAGGTGATGAGAGTACCAGTGGGAATACATCAAAGGAATACATAGATAGAGTCAAGAGAGAGTTTTATTTTAGCTTTCCAACAGCTCTGTTGTTGACGCTATTGATAATTAACGGCTATGTTTCTCCCGAATCGTTTTTATATATGTCGGTAATTATTGCAACAACCATTCTCTTCGCCCTATCTCTATCTGCCTTTATATGTGCCATAGAGGTAATCAAAGAGCTTACCAATAGCAACGCCAATCAAGAAACCAATAATAAAGCGAATTGAAATTTTCCTTCACCTCTCATTATTAAATCGACCCCCTGGCTTAATCAGGGGGTCGATTTCTTGCATATGCTACTAAACATAATGCGTCAAACCTACTGTATATCTACAAACCAGTGATACCAAGGGTTAAAGTGCATTTTCGAGGCTTAGTATTTGATACTGCGCCATAAAAACAAGCTTTAGGCAAAGGAAAAACACCCCGAAGGGTGCCTTTATTTTTTGACTCTTAGTATCTGATTATTTAGCAACTACTCCAATAACATTTTGCTTCTTTTCTTCGCCTGTTGGTATAGTTGGTTTAATGTAATCGTTTTGAGGCTTGGCGTCAAATAAAGAATCATCCCCAAGTTTAGAAATTAGTAAAGCTGTTACTATTCCATATATACCACTAGCAGCAACATAAGAAAGATTACTGTTTGCGTCTTTAGGTTTAACCTTATTCATAGCGAATCCGCTTGTTAAACCTGTTATTATAGCTCCAAACGATATACCGAATATTAACCCTTTTGGGATTATCTTGTCTCGTCCAGATTTACTAAGTATACCAACTTTTACAGCTCCACCCATCATACCTAATGCCAGTGTCATTATTGTACCTAAAATATGCCCACTAAATGATTTTGCTTGACGCCTACTACCAACCCAAACCCCTGAAGCCGTTTCGGCGTAGAGTCGTTTTGATAATCCTATAGAATAAGAAATTCTATCGACAATCAACATGCATAATCCACCTACTGCGTAATAACTACATTGGTAATCCCTCGTCCTTTTCGATTGCATCAACGCAGTGATTCTTGTCGATCAAATTTAATAACTTACAGATAATCTTACATAAAAAACTATCTTTCTTGACTAGATGCTTACCCATTCTTGAGCTCATTGTTTCATCTGGATCACCACCTAGAATGGTGTTAACAAGTTGATCGATTGCGATAAGTAAATTCCAAATATATTTTTTCACTCATCTCACCACACAAACGCTTCGACATCTTCAATCTCTGCACACGCCTCCACTTGTGCCTTCATTACAAAATACCTATAAATCTTATCCTCTTTGATTGTCTCAGCATCGACGCAAAGCTGGATGAACTGTTCGCGACCATGGATGACCACACCTGCATCCTTAGTAGGCCACTTTGTTTCTGTGGCATTTGTCAGTAAAAACATTGTAGCCTTTTGATTCATATTCGCTTGATACTCTAGGTCAAATTTGTATTGGTGCTCTACACCAGCGCAAGAAGAAGAGAATCCATTCAGAATATCTTGATTGCAAGCTGTATTTAATTCTAGGATTTTTTGTTGTTGGGCTTCTGATAGAGAGGGCAGGGAATTAATTCTTTCTAGTTCCCTTTGTGCAATTTCTTCTGGAGTAAAGTCAACTTCCATTACTCCGTACTTAGTGATAATTAACTTATCTGCCATAACTACTTAACCCCCCATAAAACGAATCTACTACCTATATCAAAGGCATAACTATCTATTACTAGTGATATAGTATCGATAGCAGTCAATAAACTGACAGATCCACTTACCCTAAACTGAGTAAGCACCCCATTACCGTCTCGCCCAACATGATTACTCATTAAATATTTACGTCTTGTTGTTGGGTAATTTGAAATATTGATTTCCCCATAGGAAGGTCCATAGTTACTATCATTACTCCCAGAGGCTTTTGTTAGGGGGTACTTTGAAAATGCTTCTTGCCCCCAACAAGTAATGCCAGTATTTGATTGAATAATTGAGTAGTTATAGCCTGTTGTTTGGTTGTTTAGCTTTAGGGATATATCAGCTACCACTACATTTGATGTTTGGGCATTAAATAATATCTTTAAGTCCTTATAATTTTCTAGCCCCAAACTAGCAAAATCAACCTGCGTTACTGTACTCACTAAAGTTATTTCCGTAATTTTTTCCCATGCACCATCTGATAAGCTAACTGTTTTCCATTCTGGTGCGGTAGCACCTGCGTTCATAGCGAGTAGTTGACTTGCTGTCCCCTTTGCTAATCTTGCAGGGACATTTGCCCCAGTTGCATACATAATATCGGCTTGAGCAGTAAAGATAGACGGTAGTATAGGGTTCATCGGTATCAACTGGAAGTATGTCCCATCATACATTACAGGTATTATTACACCTGCGGGAATATCGCCCGCCGCTAAAGCTACAGATACATTCTTTTTTATTGCTGTTGCTGTCAGCGCACCTATCGCAAAAGTTGATGCTCCTGTATTCACATTTGCGGCCTTGAACTTATAAATCTTGCCTATGGAATAGGCTTCAGGAGCAGGGCTAAGTGTTATCGCATAAGCATTTGCTGCACCTGTATCCTGCGCATAATCCGCCTGATGTATAGCAAGGGCGGCGGCTGTGTTGTCTGCCGTGGTACCTTGGGCAACGGTCGCGGCTCCTACATCAGCAGGGCTTAAAGTTACGGCCCCGGTCTCTCCGTTGACACTGGTTACTGGCACATCTACCCCCGGGACACTTATGACCCCGTTTATATCAACATCAATCCCTGAGCCAATCGTTACTACCCCTGGACTACTGGCGCTTGCCGGTCCGGTTACTGCATCGATCTTATCCCAGTTTTCATTCAACATCGTTTCAATGTTAAAGGTGTCTGCCCCATCCGTTGCGGGATCCTTTTTCAGTAGACCAAGATTTGTTGTTTCGCTTGACATTTATGCACCTCCAGCGAACTTATCTAATGTAGTTAATTGCAGATCATCTATGGTCATTATCTGGTCAATATCGCTAATCAAAAGGAATGAAAATAAATAATCCAGCAATAAATATGCTGGTTTGATTTGCTCGACCGCAACTCCTAGGTCATCAATGTTCGGCGGAATACCTAAGACGCTGTTGAATTTTACATGGATTGTTCCGTCGAATGTTACCGAAACATCGCCATTGGTAAAGGCATCACAGACCGTTTTTATCAAGGCAGCATCTAACTTACCTGTTCCTCGCCACTTTGATTTTATGACACTCCGCCGGTAATCCAGAGCCTTGGTGTAATCCGTTGCTATTCCTAATTCTTTCTCGTATTTATCCAAGGCCCAGGTAGCTGTATCGACGTTGAATTGAGCATTTAGATCCGCAATATTAACATCTATGCCGTCTAACTCTTGACCTCCGGCATTAAATATCTCTGTAAAAAGCTGAGTAGCGCTTAGAAACGAAGGAAGGTAGCTCTTTAGGTTATCGCTACGCAATGGTTACCACCCCCAAAACAGGGGCTTCAGTTAAGGTTGACGTATAACTTAGCGCAATATTTGCGGTACCCGTATTTACCGTTAAGTCTGTATAGTCCAATACTCCAGCGCTGGACAACACTGCGGCTCCGATCTTGGCATAACTTACAGCACTTTCCACGAATGCAATAGACTTAAAATAGGCTACTAAGCTAGCTTCGACGTTAGTTTGCCGTTGCTCATCAGTATAATTGGTGTCTTTCGTTGCCGTAAAACCAACAGTAATAATTTTTTCTGCTGCACCCTCTACTGTGGTAAACGCCCCATATGGCGCTGCTCCATATCCCTGCCCCCACCCATCACCCAATGGGTCCATATATGCCTGTGCCCCATCTACAACTTCAGTGCTAGGAGGTAATTTATTAGCGTCTATGATCACAAGTTTAACCGTGTTATTACCGTCCCAAGTCGGGTAAACCTTGACATCGCCCACGCCATCGTAATCCTTTATTAGGTTGACAAATTGAGCTATGTTTCCCCCAGTTGCAGGACTTTTAACATAATCATAGTACCTCTGCAAGAGAGATGCGTCACTCTCGGCATCGAAGCCGTCTTGCGTTAGATCCGCATTGGTTACACTTATTAACCCTGCGATTGCGACAGGAAATTGAGTTATCTGATTTGCCGGGACCATACCACTAGCTCCTGCAACGACCGCCTGTACATCAACGTCAGCAGTGGTAATTATCACTTTCTGCTCTAAAGACTTAAACCGGATGCCCCCTGGCGTTTGTACTAAATCACCAATACTAATAGTTCCTGTTCCAGTTATGGTAACGGTTGCAGTTGCGAACGTTGCTTCATTTCTCGTCTTGCCCGTGCGTTGGTAGATCCTAAGTGCTAGTTCATCTCCCGAGAGATTTTCAATGTCGAATTTACTCACTACCGCATCTAAGCTTGTCCCCTGCTGGGCAATCTCAATGCTCGCCGGGGAAAGGGAATCATAAACAAAATTGCCCTCCGACTTATTTAGGTCAGAGGACACGTTGCCCAGCATTCTGTTTAAGATTGTTAAACTACCCTCACTAAACACTAATAATCACATCCCCGTAAACAGTTGTCGCGGTGAAGCTAACGTCAGTCTTGCTGCCGTCAATACTTATCTCGATGCTTTTGATGCCTGTAATATACGCATTAATTAGAAGAGATTCTTTCAGATAGCGCTCAAGCTCAGATCTCAAGGCCCCGGTTGAAAGTCCCGAGTTGACTAATGTTTCTAGTTCATTACCGTACGTTTTGGTATAGGCCCTGTACCTGTTTTTCGGGGTATGAAGGGCTTTCCAAATCCATACCTTGACCGCTTCCTTGCCCGTTACGATGACGTTTTTACCGTCAACAAGCAGGAAGTCATTAAGGTCGTAATCCCATGCATACTCCTTTGCTAAAGGTAATTCTGTCGACGCGGTCACTGTGGCCTGGATAAGAGTGCTTATGGTTACGTTCTCCGACGGGAATATACTCATGGTCTAACCAACCTTGCTAGTACGATATAAATCTGACCGTCCAATGTTGGTATTAGCGCAACAATATCATCTGCCTTGAGTCCATCTGTTAAAGTAAGATCAGCCTCCGGTATGCCGATGCTCGTGATACTTCCCGTTGTTGTCCCACCAGTGGCAGGGGTTGTCGGTATAGTGATCTTTCGCGCATAGCCCGGCAACAGGTCATCAGCAACCAAGAGATTTTCCTTGCCGATCTGCAAGTCTCCCAACTTAATGGTTAACGGATCAGGGGACACGACTATACCGATTTGGACATAAGGGGTGTTAAGCTTTGCCCCTTGCACTTTCATGTGTTCTAGGAGTCTGACGTATGGGTCCCTTGGCACTTGCTATTCCCCCTTGCTGTCCATGGCATTTTTAAAGCTTAAGTTTAGTGACATCGTATATTTCCCGGTACCTACTTCCCATGTATGAGCGTCTCCCTCAATAAACATCACCGCATTTTGCAGAATGTCGATGTAGAATATTTCGGTATTCACCGCGCATCCAGTTCGACAAGCCCAATTACCAACGGATTGGATTGTTACGTCTTGCTGTATGCCAGTTAACATCCCATTAGCTACAACATTACTGTCCTTGTCCTTTTCTTGGACGTAATTGTCTTGGATTAAACCAAACTCATCGATCGAACCATTACTAACTTCACTGACGTAATTATTCTTGTCGTCATAGATTTTGACTTTGTTGATCATACCGTCCATTGTGTCGCGGTAACTGGTGCTTACCATGTTATTTCCTACGCCATCAAGTCGAGACCTCAAGGTATAATCTGCAACGACGTTACCCTTTTCAATGACGCTAAGTTTTACTCCGTCCATGACCTGGATATACTTTTTTCCGGTCGTTTTGCTTGCCTGTGTGTACATCTCCATGATGGCTTCATAACCTGTTTTCTGAGCGATTAGCCTATTAACGGAGATTCCTGTGCTGGCAAGGTCTCCGGTTTCTATTCCGAGTTCGGCGCATATCTTTTGGGTAGCATCTTCCGGAGTGATATTTATAAAATTGTAGGTCACCTTGGATTTCGTGAGATAAATTAAATAGTCGTAGACGACAAATGGTAAATCTTCACTGGAGGAGTTAATATCTCTATTCCAAACTACCCCTCGAAATATTTCCTTGCCATCCAACAGTAGCCAGACCTTTGTGCCTGGTCCGATTTGTGCCCTTGGCTGGTTACGATCCCATATTGGATAGGCAAGCGTGATGTCCAGTTTACGAGCCGCTTGTGCTTTATCACCCGAGTTGCTTATGCTCTTAATAAAATTGGTTATGTCGTATGTGACCCCGTTGTAGAGGCTGTAGAGCTTAATCATGTGATCGCCTTGTACTCTTTAAGGGTTAGACTAAAATACACGTCCCCAGTTCCATCGCGCTCGCCATACTCAAAACTCTCTATAGTGCATTCAGTGTTTATGGCATCTGTAACTAAATATCTGATCGGTTTCCCGCTTGTTATCCATTTTTCAATTAGGCCCGTACACTCTTTGGGTGTCGGAAAGGTTTTGTATTGGCAAAAACTGTAGGCTTGTTTGGGGAAGAATGATTCGATTGTTGGTATCTCTGCCAGTTTGGGCTTGCCTATGAAACTTACTTCTCCGATTCCTTCGACGATAACGGTGCTGTTATTCTGCGAGCGCTTAATGCCGTATTTGGGAGGAGGAACGGGGAGTTGTAATTTTTCAGTGCCTTGGATTAGCCAAAATTCCATTGGTGTTCCCCCCTCTTTTTAACTATTTGAGGCTGCGTCATCGATCTTTAAAAGGATTGCATCTGCGACCTTTCCTATATCTGCCTCTTCCCTTATGGTGGTACCGTACATATTGACAACTACACCGCCTGTTTTACTACTTCTTGGAGTTGATCCACTGCCGCCACCGCCATTATAAGGATTATCGCTGGCGGGTTGTATTCGATTACTACCTCTACTAATTTTTTCGATATATCCGTCGAAAGGGGGAGGTGATGACACGTAGCTTGATACCTCATTGTTAGGTATTATCTGGCTACCTCCCGGTAGATTGAGTATCTCGGGCCCCTCTTCGCCGACCCATGTAAGACCTCCGCGAAAGTTATCCGTTCCACCGGCATTGTTATCAATACCCCTCATAGCATCAAAGCTACTACGTTTTTCAGTTGTTGTTTGCTCGATAGCAATCTTGGCGATTAGAGGTGTGTCCCCGAATCCTGGGATATGCCTTATTGCTTCGATTAAACCATTAATTACGCCAATGGCTCCGTTGACGCCAGTCTTAAATCCATTTTCGATTGCTGTCCCTACATCGGCAACCTTTTCTTTTATTGTGTCCCAATTTTTATACAACAGAACTCCTGCGGCCACCAGTCCGACTATCAGCAAAATTACTGCACCGATTGGATTGGCGCTCATGGCTGCGTTAAGTGCCCATTGTGCTGCTGTGGCTATACCTGTTGCTGCACTTATTGCTCCCACTGCAATTCCGTGGGCAACAAAACTAATTGTAGCGATTCCAATCTTTAGGATCATCCCAGCTATGGATGCCGTTGCCTTAATTCCGGTGGCTGCGTAGGATATGGTCGACGCAATAACTCCCGTTGCCATTCTTACGCCAGCAATGACAGATTCTACGCCCGTGCTTATAATTGACGCAACGAATGAGCCAGCTATTTTGGCGCCGCTCAACACCGCCTCAACTCCCGATGCAATCAAAGCAGGAATAAATAAAACTGTTATAACGCCAGCTGTTACCTCGATGGCTGTTTTGTGATCAGAAAACTCTTTGCCAATCGTCTTCACTGTGTCGGAAACCTTCGTGCCAGCTGAGGATATAGCGTCGAACGCAACTTCAGTTGTTGCCCTGATTTGTGGCATATGATCAGATACTGTTTGGTATATGAAGTTAAATGCAGGTATAATGGTTGCGTTTGCAGTGTCGGAAACTGCACCGAATGCTTCGCTGGCCACATCCATTGCGTAGCTGATCTCGTTTTTTATTACCGGCATGTTCGATGTGATCCATCCAGCGAACGCATTAACCTTAGGCATTACCTTATCGCTTAACGGGAGCAGTATGCCTGTTTCAAGATTCCGTTTTATGCCCGTCATGGCCTCGCCAAAGGTATTGTATTTGACTGCGTTTATTTTTCCGAGGGCATCGGTTGTTTTGCTTATTGCTCCCTTGGTGTTAGCCATGGCTAGTACACCTTCAATGCCTACCTCACCCATCATGTCGCCAAAGATACCTATACCTACTTGATTTCGCTTGACAGGATCTTCTATTGCCGCTACTTTTCCTGCAATTTCTTGAAAAGCTTGCTTGGCTGTTTCTCCACCTTTTGCGACCATGCCAGTATACTTTTCGCTATTCAAGCCAAGCTCTTGCAGTGGTTTTGATAGATCTTCCTCACGCATTTTTCGCCCAAATTCATGAACTACATCCCCGAGTTGGTCAACCGAAAAGACTCCGCCAGCAGCTCCGTTTGCCAACATATTCATAGATTCTTCTGCGCTAAACCCTAATTTGGCAAAATGTGGACCGTATTCCTTCAGCACGTCAAGCAGGTCACCTTGTTTGTTAAGGCCTTTTTGAGCACCTTGCGCGATAAGATTGTACGCCTGATCTGAGTCAATGCCGAAGTTCTTCATCATTACCCCGGCGGTTTCTACAGAACCAGCTACATCCATTTCGAACGCATCTCGCATAACAAACGCGCCCTCGGTCATCTTCTGTAATGCTTCACCAGTTAAATCAGTTTGCTGGGTAACTAGGCCCATCACATTACCTATTTCTGCGAAATTTTCTCCAAAATTGTTGTTGTATATAGCCAACATGGTATCTTTCATACCCGCAATAGCTTCATCTGTTGCTCCGGTTGCCGCCTGAGCCCCGTTCAGTGACTTTTTAAGATCATCACCGAAGTTAAGCGCTAGTCCTCCGACTGCCAATGCCGCCGCCCCTGCAGCTAATCCTATCCCTGCAATCATTCTAGCTGCTTCAGCCGCGTGTACCTTGAATTCCATTGGCCTACCCATGGTTTCCTGAGTCTCTTGAGCGTCCCGCCTAAAGGCTGCCTGTTCCCCGCGCACCCCTCTGAGTGTAGCGCTCATGTTATCGCGCAGCGTCAGGATAGCGCCTATTTCATGGTCTGCCACATCACCACCGCCTCAAAGGAATCGTGGTCACTTGCCGAAATAAACCAAGTGACCACGATTCCATTCTTCTGCTTTTTCCTCATACGCCAGACTCATACTAGCTGAAAGGTAAATCTTTTCTTTTTCAGACAAATTCAAAAGGTAATCCAGAGTGAAACCTTTTTGCAAGTAGTAATGCACAAGGCGCAACTCCGAATTACCTTTTATTAGTTTTTTATGTCTTCAACAACGCTTACGCTCCCTGCATCATAGCCGGAGAATTTAATCATTTCCTTTGCGACATTATCCATTTCCCCAGGGTCCATGATTTCCACCGCAATCTCATACCCGGTTACGCCGTATGCGGCCTGCAACGCGGCATCCTTCAAGTTTGGTTCAGTAACACATTCGTAGACCAAGAAAAGATTTGCATCTTCTTTACTTAAGCAGTTGCTGTCCAGGATGGTAGGTCTACTTGGCTTCATGATGGTTATTGTGGCATCTAATGACTTGATGTACAATTCTTTGGTTTCGTTTTTCAGGCCCTTGATCTTGTCGGCATTGGCTATTAGGTCGCCGATGGTTAGCTTTTTCTTAATTTCCTTAGTTTCCATTGTAATCCCATTCCCTTCTCCTATTTACTGAACGTCAATGGTATCCATAAAGGATGCATCGCTCGGAGTAAACCCAAATTTATATTCCTCTTCCAACTTCTTAGCCTGTTCGAATTGCGTTAAGGTCAATTCATCAAACCAAACATTATCGATTGAAACACGCTCGGATTGATTTCCGACAGTATCGGGATCTTTAATTTTGCTAACTAGCGTACTACGTGGATCTTCGCCCTTTTTCCACGCTTCGAGTAACTTTTTCTTTCCCCTGCCGAATATCTTTTTGATTTTGAATGACCCTTCGCCCTTTAGCCCAACTAACTTAGAGTCCTCGTCCATGCCAATAGTCACAGTTTCCCTGTTAGCAGTTACCTTTGCCTCAAAAGACTCTACCTCGAAAACTAATTCGCCATCCCACCACAACTGTCCCCACGAACCGTTTATCTGTCTATTCCCTCTGATATTTGCCACGCTTCACACCCCCTATACGATTAACATCGAGAAGTCGAGGTCTTCCATGGCGTCAAGGGGACTTCCGCTCGCCTTGAGAAAGACCTTGCTCCCGGTGTTGTATTCTTTGATCTGCGCCGTGGTTAGCTTGCTAGTATCTGTTCCGAGCGACTGGAGGTATAACTCTTGCGCGTCAACGTCGATCTCGGCCAGCGCCGTGAAGTTCGGGTCTAAGACTTCGTCCCCTTGGAGTCCCTTAAGATAAGCGTTGACCGCCGTTAAAAACAGAACCTTGTTGTCATAAAAGTTGTTAATCTTTCCAACATACTCCGATGCAAAGGTGTTCCGAATGTCATCGCGCATAAGATCGATTGCTTCCATGATCTTGATCTTCTTAAACTTGGCACCTTTGGTTACAGTTGTGGTGGTTAGGCTGTTTACGCCTCGACCAATCTTGATATTCTCGCCATCATTGACTAAGATGAGTTTTCCGGCATCAATGTCAACATCCGGCGTGGCTGTTTCGGTGATACTGTCTACTTCAGATAGGATGTAATAGGTTGAGCTTCGGGAGAATGGAAGGCCCGCCTCGATCCCTGCTATCCTGCAACAATACTCTTCAGTCGTGTAGGTTTTAGCGCCAACAACTAAATCATCCGTGGCGAAGTTAATAATGCCTTCGTGGTCTGAGATGCTGTTAGGCAATACAGCTTTAAATGTTTTCTTGTCCGTGTCACGGCGCGCCTTGATCCATGTGGATATCGTGGCTACGTCTGCAGTTTCGATAGCTGGTACGGCCATGTAATTCCACTTCTTATTGATCAGTCTTGCTAAGGCCGCGGTGTAATTCACTGCGTCCGATGCAACCCTTTCGACAATGACCATTACCGGAAGGCCGAGAAACGTCTTTTGGATGTAGTCTAGATTTGCTGCTGTCCAATCGTCTGGATCAACCTGCGACACGTCCGTATAGATTTTAGTATCGAATGTGATAACTGTTGAGTCCTTTAAGATTAAGGAGACAATTCCCCTCGCACTTCGAGCGATTGCTGTTACAGCTAAGGTTTGGAACGCGATATTTATTTCAGGCAATCCCATAATGTTTATTCCCCCTCGAGTTCTAATTCTTGCATGAGCTCAACGGATTCTTCTGTGTAGCCTAAGGTTTCATCGAGCTTGGTTGTCATTACCCACTCGCCGTTTACTTCCACAACGTCAACGTCGTTAGAGAATTCAAGCTCAAATTTAAACTGCAAGACGTTGTCGGCGATTACGTGACGCTTTGATTTCAGGGTGATTACGCGATCACCGATTTTCACAGTGTTGAAGAAAACTTTGTTTAGTTGGTCAAGCATTATTAGGTTAGCGGTGTCGGTTTTTTCTGCCGAAAAGTAGTGGACATTGATAGTTAGAAGCTTTTCTTCGTAATCAATAAAGGCCGTATCACCAACAGGTATTAACTGCACAAAGAAAGCAGGTTTACTGAATCCACTTAATTCCTCGGTAGGGGTTACCCTTACGGAACTTGCTTTAGCTTTCAAGACATCGGATACAGCCTTTTTGATATCAACATAGCCAATCATATCGCTATCTCCTCCAAGGTATGCCTTATAAAGTCTTGGAGTTTGTTGTCAAACTCAGCTTCTTTTTGTATTACCGCATACTCAAGCATGTGATAACCAGGCTGGAATCCATATTCTCCATATTGATTCTTTATCACGTGCCCGTTTTCAAGTAGATGGGATAGCTCGGCATTATTGGTTACCTTCGCCTCAGCAAAACTAGCGGTTACCGTCCTCTTCCCTTTTACAGACACTTTCCAGTGTCCCCTAGTGTATCCCGATTTCTTAGGTGTCCACTTTCTTGCTAAATTTCTAACATCGTTAGCTTGTCTGCGGATAAACTTCTTTGCCTCGGAAGGAAACTTCTTACCAATAACCCTCAAAAGGTCGTTTTCGAATTCTGTTAATCCAGTGATTTCGAAACTACCATTGCTACTCATTATAAACGCCTTCCTCAATGAGAGTGCAGTATAGGTGGGTTTCGATGTTTTGTTCTTTGTAGTTTACAACGTGATCAATGCTGTAGATTTTTCCCTTGTAAACTACACGCATAGTTGTATTGATGTTAATGTTTTTGGAGTACCATATCACAATTTTATAAACGATACTCGACGCGTCTTTCCCAGCTTTCACTTGGTCTTTTACGCTGCTATTGCAGAACTTTGCCCACGGCCTCTTGTAGAGTTGCCATGTCTTGATTTCTTCGCCCGCTTCGTTTACGTTATCTCCGTCTCTAGTATACTTTTGGATCTCAATTCTGTTGCGTAATTCTCCAGGATTCATATGATCACTTCACTTGCGGCCAATACCAGAGCTTTTGCCTGAAGTTTCCCCGTAAGATCTATCATCGTTTTTCTGAATCCATCAATGCTTCCGATCGCACCAGGATTATCAAACCAATTCACCAACAAGACGACTGCCGCCATCTTTGCCGTTGGATCAATCGGATCATCCACCCCCCAATCCTTGCCTGTTGAATCTTTGATGTATTCATCTACACTAGGAAGTAGTATAGGTAATTGAGGGTAGTCGGAGACGACTTCAAGCTTTAGTATATCCGCCGCCTCTTGTAATGTGAGAATGCCCACTTAAATCACCATCCAAAATATTTACTACTTATAACTTTTAAAATCTGGTGAATTATACGATTTTAAAGCTATCGACGACTGATCCATCATTATACAACGTGCGTCCATGTCCTGCCGTTTCTGATATTGGCTATAGATGTATCACTAACGTTAAACGTTTTAGCAATTAGTGTCAGTGCAAAACCTTCCGTTAATAGGGCCCTTATTTCACGAACTTGGTATTTGGTTAATTTTACGTTCGGGTTATTTTCTCCGCGCGTAGTAATACTTAACTTACCCCTTCTATGCGAGGGTTTGCCCATGTGTGACGCAGATAGTTTTGCCTTAGTTTCATCACTATGATGCTTCCCGTAGAATGGGTGATTTTCACCTAAATATCTACCCGCCTTGGCTTCCGATTGCCTTTTCCTAGTTTCATTGGAAATTGTTCTTCCTGTAATCATTAATCGTACCTTGTTGGCAATCTCAGGTCTCTTCATGGCATTGTTTTTTCTTAACTTTGCCATGGTCTCTTCATTGGGACTTTGCCCCTCGCCACCCAATGTTAGATTGTATCCGTAATCTTTTTCTGCGCTGCTGTAATACTCAATCCAAAACTTTTCACGAGTGTCCAAAAGGCTAACATCGTCAATTATTTCTAAGATGTCAAATAAAAATGCTTCTTGTCTATACTTATTCCAAGAAGCTTGAAGGTAGCGATTATGATGCTTTTTGTTATTTAAGCCTTTGACGTGCTCGCTAAGTCTTTCGTGGAAGGTTTTCCTTTTGCCTTTATGCGTTTTGCTTCTCCCTTTTCCAACAGCCCCAATATATACCTTTCCATTAAAAGTATTTTCAATTACATAAATACCAAACAATACTTATCCTTCCTTACACAATCAAATAAATGTCCACTACATTACCAGATAAACTACTGTTCAGGTCGATGGTATTACTCTCGATTGCAGTCGCACTGACTGTTACAGTCGGCTCGGTGGCTTCTCTAACATTATTTAAAAACGTCATTCCCGGTATTACGGTGTTATGCGCCAACTTATACGGCAGGCCAAGCTTGTCATTCCAGCCTACCGATACGGCATCAATCGCGACTCCTGTGGTAGTGTTAGCTGAGGCGGCCGCAGTTGTTACACCTACGCTTGTTCCGTCTGCGAGCGCAATATTTAGCGTGCCATCATTCGCGAGTGGGGTTAGCGCAGTCAGAATAATTTTATCCGTCGCTCCAGAAACGGCAAACAGCGCGATCACTGCGGCATCGGCAGCCAATGCCACTCTAATCTTACCTGCAATAGCAGAGGCATCGTCACCTACTACACCCGCGGTAGTATCATCTGAGGTAGCCGCTGTAGTCAAGCCTGTACATGTGCCGTTGTCAATCGATACGTTCATAGTTGCATCGTTAGCGGTTGCAGCTTTCCTGGTCAATATGATGACTGCATCTGCACCGCCAATGGTGAACCAGGCGGCTATACCTGCGTCAAGGCCCATAGCTGTTTTTATCTTACCTGCCACCTGTGCTGCTGTATCGTTATTAGCTACTGCCACAGCTAAGGTAACAGGAGATCCGGTCATACCTGCAGCAGTGACAACGACCGTCGCGTTACCGGCGCCCGCTACATCAATTGTTCCGGCCACGGTTGCAGTTTCAACTTGGAGGGTTCCGACAACGGGTACCAGTATAGTTTTGGGGCTTCCGGTCATGCCGACTGCGGTTACCACTACGGATGCGTTGCCAGCGACAGTGATTGTACCGGCTACAGTGGCTGTTTCAACTTGGGCAACAGGGGTATGGACTTGGACAGGGAGCGCAACGCTTGTTATGTCTTTGAAGGCCTTTGCGCCTTGTATGGTATTAGTGCCATTTAGGGCAAAAGTCTCAGTTATAGTTTCGGCAGCAAAGTTCTTCCCGGTGATAACCACATTTCCCGTAATGCCAGCGACGTTACCAACAATACTCAATGCCCGAGGTACCGCCGGATCGGTGAGGCCGGTCGTTTTTAACTGCGTGGCAACTCCGAGATTAGTGGTCGCCATAACGCCAGCTGCGCTTGCGGCGACTGCGTCGGTTGCAGCGACTTGGAACTGTGCATGGAAGGCGCGGTCGCATGATACGCCAACGACATCAGTCTTAATCCTTTGTCCAAACTTGTGGTTATATGAATTCATCTAATTACCTCCAAAAATGTCGGGAGAGCCGAAGCCCTCCCATGATAACTATTAGGAATTACTCTCCTTTTATAACGATGATAACCCCGACCGGGTCAAGCAGCTTGCCGTCGTTGATTAGGATAGCCTTATTAACCCATTGGTTGGTTTCATGGTCAAGCCAGCGATACATAGCCATTTGCATATTACTGTTTATGGCGTACTCGTCCAAGTCCACAAATACTGCCACGACATCCCCAGTGGCTGCATTGTCGTAGCTCTTAATAACATCTTCTTCGACCTCAATGACAGTCTTTCCGCCAAAGCGATATGTTGGACCATCAGAAATGCCGTAGTTTGTGCGGCCAATCGGCTGACCGTTAGCATCAGTCATGCTATCAATGTAACCTTCAAAGGTGCCGGCACCCATAAAAATCTCATACGAACGATATGCCAGGGGAACTTTTGAAAAAACTTTCTTTTTCCATGAATCCCATTCACCAAACTCCGTAGAGGACAGGGTAATCTTTTGTCCAGCCAATACCCTAGTATCGACCAAAATGCCCACCATTTCAGTTGTTCCGTTTCCGTTAAATACTTCGTATTCATTTGTCATAGTCATTGCTTCGACAATAAGCGGCGTTATTTGATCCTCAAACATCGGCAGTGTCACGGCTGTTGTCAACATGGAAGTTGCTACCCTGCACTCCAAAACGAGGTAGTCGAAGCTGACATAGGTGTTCATCTGAATCTTTTGACGCGCAGACACTGTACCTTCGGTAGTTCTTACCGCTATCGGTTTTAGGGACAAAATAGGATAACGAACACCACCTGGAATATTAGTTGGACGGCAACGAGAATAAATTTGACCACGAACCTTCATCTGTTTAATGACGTTGTTCATGATGGTTGTGGGAATAACTGCCGCGGCATCTGCTACAGTGGTAAATGCGTCATCCCTATACTCCTGCGCAATAGGTGTGCCACGTAAAAAGTGATTCATGAAAGCTTTTCGGTATTCCATGGTATCATATTTGTCTTCTAGTTCTCCTGCATCACCCCCGCGTTGCTCCGGTTGGCCGCCACCAACTCCGTATGTGTCGATAATTCTTGTAGATCCGACTGGTGTGCTGCGTTGTTCGCCGCCTGGTGCAGGTGCACCCAGCACGCCAGCTGTTCCAGGTTTGGGCTCGCCTCTGAATTCGCCTTCGGGTGGTGCTCCGGTGCTAGGTGCAGTATCGTCAGGCATTGCGTCGGCCATACTGCGGAGCTCGGCAATATTTACGTCTAGCATTTCGACCATAGAGCTGATGCTTCTTACTTCAGTAATATCTTCACTTGCTAATCCCTTTGCCTTTAAGGCGGCTCTCTCCTCTGACTTCTTTGCGATTAACGCTAGCAGTTGTTTCTTGTTCATTTATTTCACCATGCCCTTTCGTTTCTTAAAATTTTTCAAGTTTAAATTTAAGGAGTTCCATTTCATGCCCGCTTGAGTTATCCAACTTTTTTGACCGGGCATTCTCCAATGCCGCTTTATCCACACTATCCAGTGCTTCGTCACGGGCCATTATGTTAGTGTCCTCGTATTGTGGACACCATAACGCTGATACCTCGTAGATCTTTTTAAACCTTTTAATCTCCCTTGTCGGTAGATTGGTGTCGAGATTGAGCCAATTCTCCTCTTTAACTGAGAAGGAAAAGCTCATCCCTGTTACGTCCTGCCTTTTTGTAGCAGAATACAAAGCTTTGGCTTCGGCGTTGTTCTCTATATCTAGCTTGGCTCTGAAACTTAAGCCCTTATCGTCTACAATGAGTTGCATTGTTGAGTTTAAGTTGTTGTTCCTGCTCCTTGCCAGTGGAATAGCTCTGCCATTATGGTGAATAAAGAAAGGTACGTCCTTTAAGTCCGCACCGTCAAGGGCCCCACGTTTAATAACTTCAATAAACCAGTTCCCTACGTTGGTTTCAACTTCGTAAGGTATCGCAAATCCTTCGATAATTGCTCCCGGCTCTTCCGGTGTCGGGTCTACTGCCCTTAATTCCTGCACCTCAAAATATCTGTTGAGTTTGTCGTCCCTTTGTTCTGGTTTTTCTTTGCTCATTTTTTCCCTAGTCCTCCTTTGTTTGAATTAAAAAACGCCCCTTCTACGGATGCCTCTACTGATTACCTGTGCCCCCTTGCGGAGCACCGGCTTTCTTCATTTGATACTCGTTAATGAGCGACTTATCCACGTAGTTCAGAGACTGTGTGATGCGCTCTCCACCTTCAATTGGACTATAGCCTAAGATTTGTAATTTCTGATTATCTGATAGCAACCCTTGTTCGCCTGCAGTCTTTAATAGTTCTAGCTTCGACTTCGTGCTTAGATACATCATGTCTCTTTGGTAAAAAACGATCTCATTCCCAGTCTGTAATTCCCTTTCAGTAAATAAGGTTTTAGAAAAAGCTTGACTTAGGCCAATAAGGATAGGCTCCAACGTCTTTTCGTAAAATGCAGAGTACTGCTCATCCTTAAAATCCCCACTTAAGATCGGCAATGATACACCAAAGTGATCGAGGACCTTACTCTTCATGAACTCCATCGTATCCTTGTCGATAAGCTTAGGGTCAACAGCAATAGGGATGTAATCGCCCTTTAAGTCCAAGGGTAAAATACCGGTTGTCCCACTAGAAATTGCACTTTCAAATCTTGTTCGTTCTGCTTTCTGCTTATCATCATCAAGCATGGTGGCAATTTTAAGGATACCGCGGACTGATAGACTCGTTTTAACCGCCTTACCTAAGCCTTGTAGTACCGTGTCGTTGATCTCCAACACCTTGAGCAGCGCTGCGTTATCCGGTTGCCCATTTCTTCCGCCACCCATGATCGAGTTAACGGAGAATTTTTTCCGAAGGTGGATCACATCTGAGTAGGCCAGTGTAAAGTTATCACCGCTTTCGAAATGCAGACCCACGAATAGCTTTCCGGTTGAGTCTTGGAGAAAGTCGACTCGCTTCGGATCTAGAGGGTAGAACGCGGTGTAAATTATATAGGGATTACCCTGCTCATCGTATTTCGTTTCATAGACGGGGTAGATGAAGGCGTTGCAGTTAAGCTCTAGTAGCCAGATTATCTTTTCGAGGAAATCCTTGGTTGTCATGAGTTCGTTTGGGGCAAATTTAAACAGCCTATTTAGGCTGCTATTGACCGTTGTTTGCATTCCGTTTTTGTCGGTTCGGATGTGTCGAGGCATGAGTTTACTTATCTCGGTTGCGATCACATCAACGCAGTTTTGGACAACATCTGAGGCGTAAATGTTTTGGCCAAACTGCGAGAAGATTGCTAGGTTACCGTCAAGGAATTTAGCGTATTGCATTTGTCTTCTTTTTTCCTTTGATGCGAACATACCTTTTACGAAGTCTGAGAATCCCAATTAATTACCACCACCGTTCGGCTTTTGATTTATGCAGATCTCTTTACAAGCTCAAGAAACTCAGTTCTGTTGTCAATGTAAACCTTATAGGCAATTATCATGGTCACTGCTCCGTCAATCTTGCTTTCGTCCTTGCCCTGAACTTTTATTGGCATGATCTCTGCTTTTGAATTCATATTCATGCCTGTGTTCTCAAGGCACATTTTATCTATTGGGTCATCGTTGTAATTTATCAGGTTGCTTTTTAAATCAGCCTCGACAAGAGTCATTGGTTGCGACATGCTCCCAAATTCTTGAGGCACGCGCTGACAATCGAAACCATAACCCTCCATTTCCTTGACCCAATAAATTGCTGACCATTTGTCATAGCCGATCTTAAAAAATTTCACTCCATATTCCTTGTAGAGTTTTACGAACCATGCTGTAACATGCCTAAAATCATTTTCATTTCCATCTGATATGACAACTCGATCTTCCCTTACCCATTGCTCATATTTTTTGCGATCTTCTTCTGACATATTTTCCAATTTCGACTGCGGAATAAAGTATTTCTGTAGCATGTATTTTTTACTACTACCCGGTTTCATTAGCAATGCCCTTGCACTAGCTAAGTCACCGGTCTTGGATAAGTCTACCGCTCCAATAGCGAAACAGTTTCTAAAATCTTCGATGTCGAATGTTTCAAGATTACTAATGTCATCAGGGGTAAGCCACGCTTGCGCGTTATTCTGCTTTAGATTGAAATCTTTTGATAAAACAAAGACGCGCATCTTCTTGCTGGTCTGAGCTTCAGCAATCATCTTGCGGAGAAAACTCCACTTTTTGATCACCCCACCCCCAGGGTTACTCTTTGGCCAAGACTCTTCTCCCTGCCAAACTTCTGTTTCGCTATCCTGGGTGTAAAGCCATATCAGCCATCGTGGTCTTTCGAGTTCACCAGCAAGGACTTGACGGGCTTCCTTTAGTCGTTCGTCAAGATACCCATCGTTAACAACGCCTTCCGTTGTAAGCTCGTAATACAGCGGATCATCTTGGGTGGATACCGCTTGCCTAATTGGCATTGTCGATGTATTATCTTTTAACTCATGGACCTCATCGACAGCACCTACTTTAATATTTTTACCCTCTTTAGCTCCTGTCTTAGCAGATATCTTTTTAATCTGCCCCTTGTTTTTGTAGCTGAACTTACCTGTTTTCTTTGGTTTTTTTGGATTTCCAAAGAAGATCCCTTTAACATTACTCCTGGTAACATTCGAGAGAGATTTGCTTTCTTCTCTCATCGAATTAATTGCCTGGAACATCAAATCTGCTTGCTCATAATCATTGCTTGAGCATAATATTCTCGTACCCATTTCCCCACAAAAAAACTCAGCAAGACAAAGTGCTGAGATTAGCGGTGTTTTCCCATTTTTTCTGGCCACAAGGAATAATACATCTTGGTATAGGCGGATGAATCTACCTATCTCTTCATCGAAAATTTTAAAGGCGTATATCGCCTCAATAAATGCCTTTTGGAAGAGCATAAGTATGAAAGGTTTCCCTGCAAAAGGGGCCTCGAAGTGCTTGCATTTCGTTTCGATGAACTTGATCCGCTTGTGTGCGTCCTCGAATTCCACTTTGATACCCGGATCTTCGAAGTGACTGAGCAGTATATCCAGCATCTGCATTAGCTCGTGGCCGATTACTATTTCCCCGCTTTTGCATTTGCCAATGTATTCTAGGAGAGACGAGTGGGTGCCATTTACGGTGTCGCTGAGTGCATTGAACATACTTAACTACTTTTTAAGACTAACGCTTTATCGATTAATAACTCAATTAACGATTGTATTTGTTTAGATAAGGCAACCTGTCCGTCCGGATTACTTGGTCTTATGTCCTCCTGAGCTTCTTCAAGTCGCTCTATTTGTTTTTCTAAAACTTCTTTGTAATTCAATTTATACTCTCCTCTCTACTCAAACTCATCTAGCCCATCATCTTCCTCGATAATATTCTTCATCAGCACACCGTTCAGTGTTTTTATGACCACGGCATAGCTGTTTATATTCTTGAGATACTGCTTAGCCGTCTCGATCGGCTTCTGGATCCCTGGATGCTGAGGATGGATCTTGACCATACCGGTCTCGGAAATCTGTTGTTTCAGGATGAAGTTTTCAGCCTTCAGGAATGCAGCATCCTCGATAAGCCCCTCGACGAGTTTCCTTCGGGATTCTTCGACATCCTTGAATACCTCGGTCAATTTCGCCAGTTCTTTTTGGTACTCTTGGCTTTTCGGCATGAAACGGAATACCTCCTGAGGTTTTCAAAATTCTTGGTATGTATGCAAATGTGG